AACATCAGCAAATAACCATAAATAGGAGTAACTAATGGGCTTAGGTACTACAAGGTATTATCACTATTTCACTCAGTATTCTGATGAAATTAATGGTTCTTATATGTCAGACCCTATTGCTACGTACGCAGCAGCAGCTGTAGCTCAAGGTGATGATATTGGTTCAAGCGTAGTAGAAGCTCTACAAAGAGGTAGAGCAGTTAATTTACGCAGATATTATCAATATGCTAAAGCTAGATTCGGTAATAGATTCTGGAATTGGGAATTACGAACTTTAACCGGTAATACTCAAGGAACAAAGCTATCTAAGAAATTAGGTAAGCTATTCATTCCTAGTTCCAAGCCCTATACTTACATTGCATCTGTTACAGAAGATTTTCAAAGACTTGGTCCATACTTGAACCAGAAAGTATCAGATACATTTGGTATTAATGAATTTCAAGATACTTATAATGGTAAACAGTATGTAGCCTCTAACTTAGTAAAAACAGATAAAGGTGTAACTGTATTAAAATCTGCAGATACTCCGGTTACATATGAATACCTTCCTGATTTTCCTGAACCAAGTATGGGAGTAATCTATTGGGATCATTCTGACCCAGTATTAAAATCATCTTCTTCCGAGTTAGAACTTTATTTAGACAGTACATACCCTAAAGGATATCCTACTAAAAAAGGTAATAAAGTACTTCTTAAAGAATGGGCAGAAGAGTTTAACCCATTTGGTGATAGTGAGTCTGGTTCTATTTATATGGACTCTAAAACAGCAGATGAACTCGATGCTGAACAAGCTACTGAGTCTAAGATTAATACTAACTATACTCGTAAGATTTACCGTAAATATGCAGAAGTTCATAACATCTCTACTCGATATCTAAGTGGAGATGCTCATGAGGATTACTCATATACTATTACTACTGAGACTTATGAAATTACTTATAACAAAGAGAGCTTTGCATATATTACTGAATCTGGTTTAACAAATTCACCAGCTTTAAAATATTTCATTGATAAACAAAAAGACCCCTCTCGCATTGAAGCTGGTAGAATTGGTTCAGATACTAATCCAGATGTATTTAAATTATATCCCTATCTTCCTGTAAAAGATTTTGGTGAAGATGCTTGGGAAGAGACTTGGTTAGTACCTAAACTATCTAAAGACGATGAGATTGTTAAATTACAACGTATTATTGATGAAGCTTTAAAAAAACAATCAGAAGATTTAGACCATCAAGAAGAACATGAACCAAACCAATCTAATCCTAGATTAAAATCTAAAGATAAGAAATCAAGTAGACGAGATAGTTCTAAGCTTTATACCTATAATGGTCAGCAATATACTTTAAGGGCTTTACAACGAAGACTAAATAGGTATTTATCACAAAAACGTAAGATTAAATTTAATAAGCTCTATAACCCAGCAAAAGAATTATCAGAGAGTGCTACTAAACGTCATATTGATAATCTTTCAGAAATGTTAAGTGTAGACTATGAAGCTATTGCTTCTAGTATGATTGCAGATAAAAATTATCAAGATGGTACAACAAATACTAGACAACGTTCTATTATGCCATCTGTAAACTTCTCTTCTAATCTATCTGAGATTCAAGCTTATTGGTTCTATATGATTAAACGCTTATACAAGCTCTATGGTGAAGAAAGAGACTTTGCTGAATGGAATATAGCTCTTACTACTGCAAACAACTTAAATGACCTTCCCATGAAGCATTTCACATGGAAGAACCAATCAGGTTTAGATTATGGTGGTATGTCATGGATGTTTATTCGTAAATTAGAACTTGATGGCGATATTCGTAAGATTAAACGTTATCGTAGAATAAAAGAAATTAAACGAGGTAAACCAATAACAGTAAACAATATTGATGAATTAAAAGCTATTATTGAACCGCCTAAAGAATTCGCTGAGGATAAATACCATACATCTAAGAACGGTACTCAACATAATATTGGTGGGCAGAAATATACTACAAAAGGTACTATGGATAGAAATCTAGATATTAGTAAAGTTCTTAAAGATTTCAATTATACATTCTTCTGTAAAGAAGGTTCGAATGGTAAGTTAGAAGTATATGCTGTTGCAGGTTTATGTTTTTATTCTAAGATGATTAAGAAAATCCATTGGGCTACTGCATGGTTTGATTTAGATTTACAATATGCTAGAAATTACAATAAATATATAGGCAAAAAGAAAGATTTCAATTCTTTCTATGACATGAAACACCGTATTAGTAAACGTCATTATTATATTACTAGGATGGCTCATTTTGGTATTATGCCAGTAGACTATAATATAATTCGTAGGATAGGTGGAGCAGAATTAGAAAGAATGGCTCAAAGAATACCTATATTATATGGATTTACTCATACAGAAAGTAAAGGTAAAGCTGGATGGGTTAAAACTGTTATGCATATAGTACAAGCTATTATTGCAGTTGTAGGATTCGTTCTTGCATTACCTTCTGGGTATTCATCTTTAGCTGCTGCTGAAGCGGCTATTGTAGCTTTAGAAGCTTTAGTAACAGCAGTTGCAATTTCTATTGCTGTACAGCTTGCATTAAAATATGTACTAGTACCTTTACTTAAATTAATTGGTTTAAAAGGTATTGTAGCTATGATAGTAGCAATTATTATTTTAATTGTTGCTATGTATTTAGGTGGACAAATTCCTAATAACCAATCAGTTTTACCTTATGGTTCAGAAGTAGGAAAACAGACTGCTACACAAGTGAGTGGTGAGGTTGTTAAAAGTACCTCTAGTGTAGTAGATTCTGTAATGAATTCTATTAATGAAACCATTAATACTTTTACAAATAATTTAGCAGCATTAACAAAAGCTGCATCTAACGTTTCTACAGAAACCATTACTCAAGCACTTAAACGTAGTATGGCTAATGTAGTAACTGAATTTACAAATATGTCAGCATTCAAAGCTGCAGGCATGCTTACTCAAATTGGCTTTGATACAATGAATTCTATTAATGCTGATAAAATGAACTCTATTCAAGCTCAATCTGAAGCAGAAACTGAACGTTATGAATCTGCTCAACGAGAGTTAAATGAACTACAAGAAACAGTTAGAAACGCATCTTATGATGTTAAAGCAGTGTTGGAAGCACAGCGAATGAGATTTAGAATGTATGACCCAACTTCATTTTTAGCATCAAATACAACACCGGATACTTACTCGGCATCGTTCGATTATTTATCTAATTTTATTAACATGAAACTAAACGTAGACCCTGCTACTACAGATGTAGCAATGACACCTGACTTTAGTTTCGCTAATCCTTATAAAATATCATAGGAGACAATTATGGCAGTTCCTATTATTTGGAATGGTACAGATGCTAATAACTTAGCATTTAATAACAATATTGGTCGAAATTGGGATAATGGATTTGGTCTTTGGGGAGATACTCAAACATTCGGATTCCAAAATAATTCACCTATTTTTAATGATTTACAAAGTAAGTATGGATGGTCTGCTGATGAAGTAAATTATTTAAAAGCTAATCCTCAACTACAAAATCAATTATTCCAAAATGGTACGTTTTCCTTGAATAATGGTAATGTAATTAAAGCTGGTGACATGAATGCACGTTCTCAAGTACAAGCAGCTATGAATGGTAATGGTACTACTGGTGGTGGACTATTTGGTGGTACAGGTACTGACCAATTTGGTAACAAAACATTTATGGGTGGTACTGGATTACAATGGGCTGGTTTTGGTGCTAATTTAGGTTTAGGTTTATGGGGTGCATATCAACAACATAAACAAACTAAGCTTGCTCAACAAGCATTTGAAGAGCAAAAAGCTTTACAACGAGCTAACTATAAAATGCAAGCTAAATCGTTTAATAACAGCCTTAGAAACCAACAATCTGGTAGAGGTTTCGTAGGTATGTCTGGTTCAGCTAAACGTACATTAGGGCGTGAATACGATGCAAGAAAAGCAGAAGAGACCTACTAATCATCCAGTTAAAATTGATTGGTTTGCTGACCCTGATATGCCTAAAGATTGGGAAGCAGTTCAGCAACAAGGTAGATTTAATAGAGATGCTATGGTAGGTGCTGCTGCTGGTTTAGTAAAGTTACCTTCAGATGTTGGTAACTTATTTGGTTTTGATTGGGCAAAAAATTATGAAGATGCTGTAGTTAATGCTAGAAATTTTTTACAATCTAAACAGTTAAACGATGACCGAGCAAAAGCTATGACTATGTTGCAACAAGGGAAATCCTTAAAAGAAGTTGTGAATAAGTACCCTGAAGCTGCTGCACAATATGGTTTAGAGAACTTCAGTATTCCTGTTGGTGGTTCTATTCGTGCAGGGACAAAAGCTTATAAATCAACTTTACCTTATGTAATGCAACTAGGTAGACATGGTCATCCGGAATACGCTCTTGGTGCTGCGTATTTAGCAGCTTCACCTACCACTGGTGCAATAAATTCTTTATATCAAGACTATAACGAGAATAAGGATAAATAATGGCAGTTGAATGGAAACCTATTGAAGGTGGATTTGGTTCAGTTATGGAAACAGCTTTAGCTCAGTCTAAACAACTCGCTCCACAACAAATAGATATTACACAAGGTTTTGGGGGTAGATTTGTTACCCCTGAAGAATATTATACAGCAAAGAATAATGCTGCCTTATCTGCATTAGATATTGAACCAACAGAACAAACAAGTGCGTTAGGTGCTCTTGCAGTAAATAAACAAGATGTACTATCTCGTCCTACACAAGAAGTATCACCTTCATCTGTAGCATCATCTATTTCTAATGTAGTAGCAGGTACTCCAAATAAAGGGAAATACTCTGCACTCTATGGGGATAATTTTAATAAATACGCTCCAATGATTGTTAAAGAAGCACAAGCTCAAGGTGTAGACCCTAATACATTATTGTCTATGACGTATATTGAGTCTAAGTTTGACCCTAATGCAGCAAATAGTGCTTATGGTGGTTTACATCAAATTAGTAAATCTCAGCATAGTAAATGGGCTGACCCAGAGTACAATACTCGTGAAGCTTTAAAATTATACAAAGCAAACGAAGCATATGCCCGTAAACAAGGTATTACATTTGATGTAGGTAATGCATATTTATTCCATCAACAAGGTTTAGGCGGAGCAACAGCTCTATTAAAAAATCCTAACTTATCTGCAGCAGAAGCTTTAAAGAAAACTTCTCAATGGAAGAATAAAGATGTAGCTTGGATTAATAAAAATGTTATTGAAGCCAATGGTGGTAGAGCTAATATGAGTGCTACTGAATTTGCTAATTTATGGCGTAATAAAGCTAACGAAGTTTATGCAAACGTTCGTGGTAGAGAAGCTCAACTTGGTGGATGGGCTAATTATTTAAATAATAGAGGTTAGTATGGCTGAAATTAAATGGTCAAATGTAGATGGTTCTGCTTTAAATGGTGCAGCATCAAATGCAAATAATGCAGTAAATAACTACGTTAGAACTCTTTTTGGTATTGGTTCAAATGTAGAAGACTTTACTGACAAATTACAAAAACGTTCTGATGAAACTGCAAAATGGAATCGTAACCAGAATACACAACAAATTATTAGCAAAATGCATGATGCAGATAGTCTTAATGCAATGAACCAACTACAAGCACAAGGAATTGGTAATGCTCAAAATGCTCTTAATCAATTTGGTGGACAAGTAGATTTAGCTGCATTAAATGAAGCAAAAGCTACATGGGCAACAGATACAGAAAAACGTGCTTCTGCTAAAGATAGTTTATTAGACTATTCTCCAGAACAAAAAGCACTTATGTCTGAGATTCAGAATGATATTCTTACTGGTAATGTTGAAGGTGCTCAAGCTAAACTAAATAGTAGTAACTTTAGTAATAAACAAAAATCTGATTTAGTAAATAGTGTCTACAAAGCTCAAGAGAATAATAAAGATTTTAATCTCAAGTATGCAGATACTGCTGGTAAGTTTGCTAATTCACAACTTGAGTTCCAAAAAGCACAAGCCGAAGCTCAAAAATATGAAAATGACTTTTACGCTAATAATGGTAAAACTGAAGTATCAAAAGCTCTTTTAGCGAAAGACCCTACTTACCTTAAATTACTAGGTAACATTGAAGCATTAGGTCAAACTACTAATTTATTACAATCTCAACTTGATATGTTTGGTTCAAGTAAAATTGTTAATGGTGGTAAGTATGCACCAAAGCTTCCTACTGATATTGCTCCATCTATAGGTTCTGGTTCAGTTGAACCAACAACTTCAGTACAACCTACTCAAGAAGCTGTATCAGCTCAACAAGCCTTGAACCAAGAAGTCCCTAATAGTGTAACAAGTGTTGCAGAACGTGCAGCTCAAATAGCTACAAACCCTAAAGCACAGGCTACTGAACCAAAAACACAAGATGACTTTGTAGAAGATTTAAATGATTCTGGTTTTACAAGTCGAGTTGCTGACTTAGCCCCAAAAAATATTCAACCAACGATTAACGCTTTACTAGAAGGTAAGATTGATATTAATTCAGAAGATGGTTTAAATAAATTAGCTCTTACTGAAGCTTATTTGAATGACAGAATCAAAGCTTACAATAAACGTACTGGTAGTAATATTCAGCCTATTACACTCCCTAGAAGTAAAACTGCTGTAGCAGATTGGCAAAAGAATATAAAAGAACGTGGTGAAGTGTTTGCCAGAGATACGCAATTAGCTCTAGAAGATTTATTCGGTATTAAAAATACTAAGGGTTCAAATGATTTAGACCCAGTTAAAAATCTATATAAAACTGCATTAACTCAAAGTGAATATTCTAAAGATGATAGTAAATATCGTACGAAGAATGATGTACTTGAAGCCCTTAATCAGAAAAAATATGACCAAGGTTGGTTTGATGGTAATGACCTAAAAGAACGTGCAAATAAACTTTTAGAATTATTTGAACCAAAAGAAGTCATGCGTATTATTAATGCTGTTACTGAAAATGGAAGCCGTGAAGCTAATGGTGTAGCTAGTTCACTTACTTCAGGTGATGAGTATGCTCGTCTTGATAATCTTATCCGTGATGTAAATAAAGACCCTAAACTGGTTCAAAAACTTCGTGAAAAAGTAAACGATATTGAAAAACGTCATACAGAAAAAACCAATAGCTTAAGTGCATTAATCCCTGTTGGTCAAGCAGCTACTGCAGATGCTTCTGATAGAAATGCTTATGGTAAAGAATACCTTGAATCTAAAAATTCTATCAGTCGTAAAGTAGATGCTGAAGTTAAAGCCAAAGAAGATGTAGAAGCTCTTAAACAAAAAGCTGATATTGCTAGTACTAATACTTCTATCAATAAAGCTGCAGAAGAATTTCCTGCAGATACACTAAAAGCTTTATTGGAAGAGGGTACATTAGATACCGCTACTCAAATTAAAGCTTATGTAGCTTTAGGTAATGAAGTTCCTAGAGATTTAGATGAAAAAGAGTTAGATGAAATCAGAAAAACTCTGTTAGAATTACCGGCAGAAAGACTTAAAACATTGATTCAAAGTAAAGTAAATACTGCTACCTTAAAGAAAGAAGCAGATAGATTACGTAAAGAACTGAAAGATAAAGATTTACTAACTTCAGACCTTGAATCTAAACTCAAATCTATTAATTAATGGAGAAGCTTATGGCTGGATTTATTAACTGGAATAATATGGGGAGCATTACTGATACGTCAGATGCTATTGCAGAAAGAGAACAGGCTTTAGAGCCTGTTCAATTTGATAGTAATCTATGGACAAGTCTTGGTATTGCAAATCAACGAGCTATTACTCCAACAGCACCTACTGCATATGAACAGCGTAAAGCGTCCTTAGAAGAAGCTACAGAAAGAAATAAAGCTATCCTAGGGGATAAGTTAGCTCAAGATGCTCAGAAGCGTGATGAGCTTCTTATTGCGTCTGGTGCAGATGAAAATCAGGTTAATCAGAATAGACAGATTCAAACTGAAATTAAAAACAAAGACAGTTTAGAACGTATTCAGAACCATATTGCTTCTAAATCTGACCCATTAAATAAAGTTAGTTTCTTTGACGAAGATTTAGAAAACGCTATTCATAATCTTAGCCGAAACGAAGTTATTGAGTTATATGCAGGTAAACCAGAACTTAGAGATTATATTCTAAGCCAACAAGGTTATGCTGCAAACCAATTAGCTAAAACTGGTTTGTACAGTGATAGTGCTGCATCTGTATTTGGTAATGCTGCTTCTATTGGTTTAGGTGCAGCAGGTGAAGAAGCTGCTTTATTAGACTGGGCTAACTATACTGCTAAATCTCTTACTGGTTCATCTGAAAGTGAGAAGACTAAAGCTATTACAGAAGGCTTATCTAATAAATTAAATAACCTTAGTGATGAGTACAGAGATACTGCTGCACGTTTATCTGATGAAGCTACTGCTGCAAGACAAGAACTTACTGATTGGGAATACGATAAAAAAATTGCTCAACAGAAAATTAATGGTCTTCGTGGTTCAGAAGTTAATCAAGATACTGTTGGCAGAGAATTATCTAAAGTTAAAGACGTATTGTCAGATGGTTATCAAGTTACTAAAGAAATTGCTCAAGAAGTTCCAAGTACTATTGCAACTCTTGGTGTAGCAAAAGGTATAACTTCAGGTGCTAAAGCTATAGCAAAAGCTGTTTCTAAAGATAAGATTAAATCTAATCTTGCTAAAGAAGAAGCTAAATATATTGCAGAACAGAAAGCTAAAACTGAGCTTACCGAAGATGCTATTAAAGCTACTCCAGAATTTGCTAAAGCTCAGGAAGTTGCTAAGAAAAATATTGATGCAGTATTCACACGTAAATCTCAAAAGCATTCCGGTAAAATTATTACTGGTTGGGAAACTGTAAGCTCTGGTGCTCAAAACGCTGTACCTGCTTATAGTGATGCAGCTTCATTTATCTTGAACCAAGATGATAAATCATTTAAAGAATCTAAAGGTTTTAAAGATTTACAGAAAGAGAATCCAGATATTACTGTAGATGATGCTAAACAAGTATTAGCAAATAGAGCTGGTGAAGAAGCTATGCTTCGTGCATTCTTCTCTTCTGCTACATTAGGTGCTGCATTCTCTAATGCTGAACGTAAACTATTTGATAGATTATTCAAAGGTAAATCTTTAGCTACTATTAAAGAACGTGCTAAATCATTTGGTATTTCTGTTGGTTCAAATGCTGCACAAGAATTTGGTGAAGAAGCCTCATCTAAACTATATTCTAACTTAGCAATTAATAATGCATTAGGTTATAAAGCTGTAGATGAATCACGAGATGTATTGTCATCTGGTTTATATGGTGCAATTACTGGTGGTGCTACAACTACTTTTACTAATACACCTGAACTTATTGGTTCAGCTAAAAAAGCTGGTATTAATAAACTTAAAGATATTCGTAATGAAGTTTTAGATAATAAGAAAACTAAAAATACTGCAGAAGCATTTGATGGAAGTATTTCTTCAGATGAGATTAAGCAAGATTCTAAATCATTTAGAGAATCTCAAAAAGAAGCGTCTAGCATTGTATCTCAAGCTATTGCTGGTAAAGAACTTACTCCAGAGCAACAAACTCGCTTAGATGAAATTAATACCCAAAATGCTAAATTAGATGATAAATATGAATCTGCTATTACAGAAACAACAAAAATGCTTAAAGATGTAATATCTAGACGACAAGCTCTAGATGACTTTGCTGAAAGTGAAGGTTCTGATACAGAAGAAGGTTTCCAAAAATTTATTGATATGGGTATTGATACTCTTAAAGCAGGTGGTGTATCTGATGCTCAATTAGCTTCTATTGAATCTAAACTATCTAAAGCTTCTTTAGCTGAAAAAGCCATGCACTATAACAATATGGTTAATGATTTAATGGATTCTCTTTTAGATAAAAGAGATGCTCAAATCGCTGCTAAAGATGCTCAATTTAGAGGAATTGATTCCACTATTTCTACTGAATCTCATGAAAAAGATTCTGTGAATCCTACTGCATTATCTAGTTTAAATTTAGACGATGTAAATCCAGAAGATATTAAGGTATCTGGTGATACTGTATCTGTTAAAGGTAAAGATTATTCTAAAGATGATGTAACAGCTTCTCTTACTAATCACATTAAGAAACTTAGTTTTGATAAAGAAATTCCTTTAGGTAAAGAAGTTGAATATCTTAAATCTAGTTTGAATAGTATTAAAAAATTAGAAGCTCTACATAAAGATTTAGAAGCTAAAGGTATTAAATCTAATATCAACTTTAGTGCTCTATTTAAAGCAATGGATAAAGTAACTAAAGGTTTAAATACTAATAATATTTCACCTGCAGAAGCAGTTACCTTACAGGAACAATTATTTGGTTCAAAATATAAAGGTAAAGTAAATCGTGGGTTATTACATTACGTTAAAGAAGCAATCTTAAACAATGGTAAATTATCTACCAATAGTAGATTAGCTTTATCTAAATTTATTCGTTCACAGACAGGTAAAGCTGCTGCTGTACAGAATATGCTTAAACAAATGCGTAATGACATTCTAGATGGTAAATTTAATCCTGATGGTTACACCTTTGATAATGAAGATACTAAATCTCAATTAACACAATCAGGTGAACATCGTAAATTTACTTCTGTTGAGCAAGCTGAAAAATATGCAAAAGCTGTTAGACGTATTCAAAATGAATTTTTAAACTTTGCTACAGATGTTGCTACTAAAGCGTTTAGTTTTAATGAAAATACTGAACCAACTCAAACTGTTAAAGCAGAAGAATCAGTAACTCCAACTAAAGAAAATAAAGAAGCTATTTCAGAGAATACTACTGAAGAAACTGATATTAAAGCTGATAAGCCAGCAGAAGAAACTAAACCGGCTCCTCAAAATGAAGATAAAGATGAAGATGATGAAGTAACTGGTACAAAAGAAGTAATTGATGAACCAGAAGCTCAAGTAAATACTGAATCTATTGAAGTTACTCCGGAATCTAGTTCTTCTAATGAAGCTCTCTATAATTTAGTTGATGAATTTCATCCAGAAAGTAATGAAGAAATCAAAAAAGATTTAACTAAACTATCTGAACCAGACTTAGAAAACCTATTGCTTAAAGTATCTAAAGAATTTAAAGCAATGGCTTTACCTATGTTCTCTGCTATTGTAGATTATGCTACTAAAAACAAATCTATTAACTTTAAGACACTACTCAATAATCTTAAAAATAAAGGTACATTCAATGAGAATAATCTTAAATTTATTGAAACGATGCTCAAAGATGACTTAGATTGGGTTGTAGGTAATATTTTATTTAATAGATTGGTTCAGAATATCCAAAGTCTACCTAAAGATGTTAAATTGTTTGAAACAGTGAACGGTAGACCTAGAGTAATTACTAGCGAAAAAACTAAATTATTGAACCAAGTAGCAGATGAAATTACATCAAGCATTTCTTCTAAAGTAAATGTATATGCTACTAATGAAAGTTTATCTAGCATTGCGTTAAATAAAGATAATCAAGATAAATTACTTAGTCTTATCCATCAAAATTTACAGACATCTGCAAATAAAAAATGGATATCAGATACTACTGCAAATTACGCTAAAACTGACCCTAGCATGAACCAAGAATATTCATATATGGTTAATGGTGATAAACACACTATACCTATGTGGTTAGCGTTAGAGTACCGTAATAAAGGTATTTCTTTTGATCAATCAGAGTTAAAAGATTTAGGTATTAATAACATCAAAGAATCAGTAATTACTACTCACTATGATGATTTATTAAATATTGCTGAAGGCGGGGATAGCTCAGAATTAGTTAAATCTCTTGGATTATCTTCTGATGAAGATATTGAGTTTATTCATAATACTGCAGCATTGCTTAAAGCTGTAAAAGACCATTTATATAAATCTGTTCCGGAATTATTAAAAGACCCTTCTAAACAGTCTTATGGTTTAGGTATCTCAGGTATTTATAATTTCTTACAGTTAAATACTGATGAAGATGGTAAAACTGCTGTAGTTATTCCTAAAGAATTGGTTCAGTTAATGACATCTAATGTCTTAAATGGACTTCAAATCATGAATAATCTTACTTCAGCCAATACTAAAGAAACTGAAGATTTCTTATTTGGTCAAGGATACTCATTAGAAGTATTAGATACATCTAATGGTTCGTATCAAAATAAAAAAGTAGAGTTGGATGTAAGTTCTCTTGGCTCTAACCAAAATCATTTAGTATCTCAAATAGGTACTAAAGGTATTCAATTCTTAGGGGTTAAATCTAACCAACAAAATACAGCGTTATACCAAGCTATTGCTACATCTTTAGGTGTAGAAACTCTAAACTTTATCCAAGAACAAGGTGTACTTAAAACTCAACAAGTAAATCAATTTATTCCAACTAATTCAGATAAAAAACCTGAACCAGTAAACTCATATAAATTTATAGCAGTTAATTGGGGTAAACTTGAAAACAACCCATTGCTACGAGATATGGTTAAATTTGCTAATACTGAATTAGTAAATAAAGTTTTAGGCGTAAATACTGTAAGCAATGATTATCAAATCGTAGGTCTTAAAGATAATATTGGAACTCTTACGGCTGAAAATAAACATGTAGCTACTGAGTTTACTTCTGGTAATAACCAAGAAGTTAAAGATGCTCTAAATGTCTATAACAATCAAGAATGGGCATTAGATACTGAGTTCTTAGATTTACAGGATAAATTAGGAAATATCTATGATTTAGCTACTGATGGTTTTGATGAAAACGAAGAAATGACTGAAAAAGCTAGAGCAAGTGCTACTTCTAAAGCTCAACAGTTGTATAGAGCAAAAGAGAAACTTCAAGCTATTATTGAACAAGGTAAAGCTCTAGGTGCTAAAGCATTAAAAGATATTCGTTTTAAAGGTTTATATGAACTCATGACTAACAGTCGTGTAAATATGAAGTCTTCTGTAAATCCTGAAAACATCAAGTTTCATCGTGAATCTATGAACTTGGTTCAACGTGATAAAGATGGTAATGAAATTGAATATTCATTTACTAAACCAGATTTACAAGGAAACAGTCTAGGACAATTCTCTAGAACTGCAGATGATAATGTAAAAATGTTTAGCTTATCTTTGGCTCAAGCACTAGGTGTTAAGATTGAGAAAAAATCTTTAAATGAGATTTTCTCTGAGCTTGATAGTGTACTAGCATTACCAGTAAACCAAGATATGCTTAACCTAATTACATCTTCTTCTGTAAAAGATGATGCTGCAACTAGAAAAATTGCTAAAGCTTTCCAAAAAGAATATGGAAATGGTGGTCATAGAGCTATTAAAGCATTGATGACTTACAATAACTTTATAAATACAGATTCTAATAAACCATTTGTATCTAACTTATTTTTAGAAGCAGATGGTATTGGCAATGGTATGCATAATATTGTTATGCAATTTAATACTTCTCTTTCTGGAGATATGCTTAAATCTCTTCTTAAAACCGGTGTAATTACTACAGATAGAATTGCAGAAGCATATCAAAAAGCTATAGAACAAGACCCATCTGTATCTTTAGAAACAGTAATTAATAACTTAGAAGGTTCAGCAGAAATCTTTAGTAAAGAGCTTTCATCAGATATTCCTAAAGATGTATACGAAGATGTATCTAATGTTATGGCTAATAGTATTCAAGATGCATTTATTAATATTAATAATGGTCTTGCTATTCTAAATCAATACGTACCACATAATATTGATAGTATTCCTCAGTTTATTCAAGAAGATGGTAAAGCTAGAATTGACCATGCTATTGAGATGATTGAGGATAAACTAGGTGATGCAAATGAAGAGACTCGTTCTTATTTATTAGACAGTATTAAAGCTCTTGAAGGTGTATTAGATTCTATTAATTTAATTTCTATTTTAGATTTATCTGGTTCTTTAAAAGATGCTAACACAAAAGAAAGTTTATTAGGTTTATCTATTTCAGATGCAAGTGCTGTAGCAACTGGTGAATATGTTAATGAAATTGTAGCAGAGATTTCTCGTGCATTTGCTAAAGCTGGTGTTACTCCAGCTACTTATGGTGGTAAATTAAATGGTATCGCCCAACAGTTAATTAAGAATGTAATGAGTGATTTAACCTCACTTGCTAATAAGCTTTATACTGGTTCAAATGATATTGCTTCATTTACTCGTAACTGGAATAAGTTTATTACACTAGCCTATTCTACAAATGCATTGCCTACAGAATTTACTTTATATTTCCCTAATGATAAGGAAATGAAATTTGATTTAACTGGTTTATTAAAATCAGAAGAATCTATGAGTAAATTCTTAAATACAGTTCCAGACATTAAAGAAATGATTAATGACATGTTAAATATGTCATTTGATAATAAGTATCGTGTGGAATATTCATTAAAATCTGGTGTAGCTAGTTTATTAAATTCAGCAGTTCAACAGATTTATGGTGAAGCTTTAAATATTGCATCACAATTCTTAGCATTTACTGACCCAATGTTTGAAGTATTCCATGATGAATTCTTGAAAAAAGTAGATGATAAGATTTCAGAACGAAACTTAGCTAAAGGATGGGCGGTATATAAAAATGGTAAGGCTACCATAGTTAATCCAAAAGGTTATGATGGGCTTACTAAAAAAGAATATAAAGATATTCTAAAAACTATGGAGAATCTTCCTGTAGTTGCTACTGCATTCTCTCAAAATAATTCTTTATTAGATTCATTGGTTCATACCGGTATGTCTAATATTAAAACTGCTAATACTCAACAGTTAGGACAGACTTCTATTAGCTCTATCTATAAAAATAGACAAACAGTTGAATTTTTATCTGCAACAATTTCTACTCAAATTAAAGAGTATCAACAAGCAGGGGCAAGTACATTTACAAATACTGTTGTATCTGTTGAATCTAAAGCTCAAGCAGATGCTCAGAAACGAGCTAATAAAGAAGGTAAAGCTTTCCTTAACGTATTTGATGGTGGTGATGCTTTAGCAGCGATTGCTCAAGCTATAGGACAGTATTTAAACGAAGCTTCTTATGCAGGTCATCAATCATATTCTGTAATGGAAGCATTATGGAACATGTATAACAATAGTGATTTATGGAAAGTAGCTAAGTTTATGAATAACTCTTACAACTTACAAAATCACTTAATAAAATCAGGTAACAAAACTTACTTAGATAAACAAAGTGTAAATGCATTAAAACTCTTCCAAGCTATTAAACAATCCGGTTTAGAGCTTAAAGGTTTAGATAAAACTGTTGATACAGTAAGTAGAGTTTTAAGAATGCCTTTAGACTCCCAAATACAAGGTATAGAAGTATTATCTATTGATATAGATGACTTAAATAAAGCTATCACTTCTATTCGTGTAAGAGGCTTAGATAAGCTATTTACTGCAGCTATGGATAAAAAAGCTTCTGAAGTAGCATCACATAGAGCAACTATGGCTGTATTGAAACAATTACCGATTAAGTATAATCAATTTGCTGGTTCATCTAGAGGTGTAACTTTAAATACAGAATCTGCTTTAGCAAACACTATTATTAAAGATTTAATTGATAACCAAATCTCTTCTACAGATGCTTTGGCAAATTATATTAAATCAAATGAAGAGCTTTCTAAGATTTATAAAGATGAGTACCTTAAACAATATGCTACACTTCATCTAAATAAAGATGCTTCGTATAGTGTTAATACTACTTCTCTTAGCAAAGTTATGGCAGATTTAGAAAAAGCAGAAGGTAATTCTACACAAGATACAACATACAAAGCGTTGGTAAATATTATTAAACCTTTAGTTGCAAATATGGAGATTCCTTTATTGAGCCAAGAAGAAATTCTTGAATCTCATCCTGAACTTAGTGAACAACTTGCTCAAAGTAAAGCGATGTATATTCCGAATAAAGGTTTATATCTACCTAAAGGAATTACTAATGTAGAAGCTCTGCATGAGTTGTTACACTTTGTGTTAGCAGATAGCTTTTCTAAATATGCATCTGGTAAAGCAGATAGTAAAACTAAAGCTGCAATCGGTGAAATAATTTCTATTGCTAAAGCTTTAAATACTAAGTTATCTAACAAAGATACCATAAATTTATTTAATGAACTAAGCAATACAACTTCACCTAACTTAAAACAATCATACCTTAAAGTATCCAAAATCCAAGCAAGTGTAACAAACTTACTCTTTGCTTTTGATGAAGATGCAACTAAACATTTGAGCCAAGAGCAAAAAGAAAATCTTAAGTATGAAGCTTTACAGGAATTTACAGCATATAGCTTTACTGAAGCAGATTCTATTGCATTACTTGCTAAAACTACTACTAATAGAGGGTTTAAGAAAATTCTAAATACTCTATTAGATTTCTTTAAACAGATTCATTCAAACATCTCTAAGATGTTTGGTGTAAAACCAAGTGATGATTTTGCAAGAAGTTCTTTAGTAGAAGGTTTAACTTATATTCAAGCATTGGCTTCAAATAAATCAGGTACAAATGAGCAAGCTTTATCTTCTTATAAAGATTTAGCTAACATGACTGCAATGATTCAGGGGTCAAATAATAGCAGTGAGTTTAAGAATTTTTTAAATGATTTAACTACTACTATTAAACAATCAGTTAAAGAACTGACTACAGTATCTACTTCCCAATTAGGGGATATACTAGATTACCCTCAACAATTAGCGATGTATACTGATGACGATATAGACGCTGAAGCTAAAAATTATTTAGCCGGATTACGTTCTACAGGTATTAAAGTTACTGATGGGGAAGAAGTAGCATTTGTTCTAATGAATAAGTTACTTAAAATTAATCGTTCTTTAGGTAATGTATCTGGTTTAGAACAAGGCAATAATTTAATGCAAGCTGTAATTGAGAAGATTTCTCCAACTAGATTCATGGGTCAATCTAGAAAAGCTAAAGATAGATTCTCAGCAGTATTCACTAAAGATACTGACCACGGACTAGCATTACTTTTAACCAATGAAACATTTAGAAAAGAGATGTTAAAACATACTGCTAAAGGTGTAAGTCTTAAAGGTAATGCTGTACATAAATGGTTAAAAGGTACGTCTGAATCAGAAAAACTATTAGATTTGTTTGCACAATATAAAGACCCAGCAAGCATCAATAGTCTTGCTCATTCTTTGGCTCAAATTGATGTACGCAATGCATTAAAAAATGCAGCGAGTATTGATAGACGAATTGAAGAACAAAAAGCAAATGATAGAGATGTAGAGACTTTAAACAAAATTTATAAAGTATTTGGTAAAGGTTCTAAAATTAGTGATGTAATTGGAGCTGTAGCTTCAGTAGGGTTATCTGGTAAAGATAGATTAACTTATAATGAAAAAGGTAAACCAGAAGATGAATCTACTTTTGTGGGTAAATTAATTGATTTATTCTTAGGATACGATGTATCAAACAAAGGACGTACTACAGCAATAAGTACATTTATGTCTTGGTTACTAGGTGAACGTGAAGATACTCATCGTATTCATGCATTGCATAATGAACATTTAACTAACTTGGATAAAGTACGTGAACGTGTTGGTGGAGTAACTAAAAAAGGTTTATCAGAGTTCTTTAAAAACAAACCATCAGACGAACAAAATAAACTTATTCATAAGATGTTTAGAACAAATCTTCATGGATACTTTGCACATAGTTCTTCAAGCAGTCATGATTTTGCATTATTAAATGACCCTCAGTTTATTAATGATAGATTGAATGATTATAGTAATGAAATTAAACAATTAATTGACACTGAAGTTACTGCTACTCCAAAAGTTAAAGACCAAATCTATAACTATTTAATGTGGCAATCTAATGGTTTAGCGGATTTACAACGTGATAATGAAGCTAAATCAATGGAATCTCAGCATACACATAATATTATGCCGAACTCTCGAATGATTAGTTCACTTAAACAGCTTAATGGAGTATTAAAATTTACTTTAACTGATGGCTTTAGTGATAAGTTAAATGATGTAATTTCTGCAAGAACTGCATTGGTATCTTTTAATGGATTACCGAAAGAAGACCAAGATGCAATCGTAAATTATGCAAAAGAAGAAAAAGCTGCTTTACATAAACTAATGCTAAATAGCCAACGTATCCATTCTGAAGCTCAACGTAGTTTACTTGGTAGAGATGGTTATGTAGTAGGTAAAAAAGACCCTCATTATGATTTACAGATTGTTAAAGAAAATGATACTGAAAGTTATATGAGACTTAAAAAACTAGGTTATGTAGAAAAAGCTAAATTAGCGAATGGTGAGATTGTAATGAGTACTGATGGTGCTTTATCTAATCGCTATAAGACTGGTATGTTTGCTTTAACTGAGTTTTCTTCAGATGGAGTAAATACCAATGATTATTCTATTCAAGGTGTTACTTCTACTGAACTAGGAAAAAAACATTCAGCTAATCTTGTAGCTGCAGCAGACAAACAATTAGTTAGAGCTTTAAATGACCCAGACTATTACAATAAACTAACTGCAACTTCTAATTACCAACCGGTAATAAATGAACAAGGTGAAGTAGTTCGTTATGAGGCTTCTGTACCTTATGAAATAGCAGATAATCTAGTTCCAAGTAGAGAACAAGGTTATGAATCTTTGGCTAATATGTCAGGTCGTTTAGTAGAGGAAATGGTAGCGTCTAGAGAAAATAAACGATATGTGGATATTCTTGCAGATATTTATAATACTGCTAAGAATAAACAAGAGTTTATTCAAATTACTTCAGATTTCAAAATCAAAGGTAATACAAATCTAGATAAACAGTTCGAGAATAAAATTAGAACTATCTACAATACATTACCTCAAGAAACTAAAAACTACATTGATGAAAAAGGTGGATTATATATTCCTATTAAGGAAGTAAATAACATTCTTGGTTATCATGAAACTTGGTTATCTGATGTGTTTACTGGTAAGTCTTATTTCCCTGAACCAGTGCAAGTAGCAATTAGAGGTGCTGCAAATGTATTTGGTGGTATTGCAGGAATTGCTCCAGCTAAAGCTATTAGAGTAATGGAAGAATACCTTAAAGAAACTACTTCTCTATCTAAAGACTATATCTTAAATAGAAGTTTAATTGTTCCATTAGGTAACTTACTATCTAACGTATTACACTTGGTTCAATGGGGAATCAATCCGGTGGAAATTCCTAAACTGATGAAAGAAGGTTATACCAACGCTATTCAGTATCAAAAATATATGAATGAATTGGATAAAATCAATTTCTTACTCAAACAAGGTGGATTATCTAGTGCAGCTAAATTGAAATATGAAGCTAAACAGAATCAATTAAATAATTTAATTAAGAATTCACCTGTACATAGTTTGGTTCAAGGCGGTATTTTAACTTCAATTACTGCTTTAGAGATTGGAGATGACCAAGATGAAGATACTTCTAGATTAGGAAAATTAGAAAGTAAACTTGGATTGAATACTGTTTATAACAATACACCTGAAATTGTTAAATCAGTTTTATTGAAAAAAGATTCTAAAGCTCATGACTTCTTCGTTAAGACTCTAGACTATGGTGACTTTGTTGCTAAGTATGCTCTGTATAAACATTTACTTCGTAAAGGTAAATCAGAATATCATGCGATGAATGTAATTCGAGAAGAGTTTATTAACTATTCAGCTAATAGAGGTGCGTTCTTTGATTGGATGAATGCGACTGGCTTAACTTGGTTCTTGAACTATAAACTAGGTATTCAGAAAGTTATCTTCAGAAGTTTTAGAAGAAATTTTTTAAGAACTGCAGCTATTATGGGTTCAGATTCATTTGTATCTAAGTCAGGTTTAGACCCATTAGGAATCTATCAAACTGTTCCAAGTCAATATTTAGAGATAGGAAATGTGCTACCGTTTGGTTCTTATCAAACCAGTAACCATTTACTTGATGGGTTTGAATCTCACTATATAGCAAGATTAATAGAATTGCTTAAATAATAAAAATACCCCCGATTTCTCGGGGGTATTTAGTTTACTGAAAAATAAGAGTGAAGGTTTTACCCTTCTTAAACCAGCCACAACACAAACATTAATACGTTATTTCCACATCCACTATATCTTGTGTCTTTAAACCATGGCTGGTTTAATGAAAGGTGCTGGTTTTTTATGAACAGAACCAGCAAACTGTCGGAGCACTGGGTTGCAGCCCAGATTCTTACTTTTATCATCCTAGGCATGAATGGCAGTAAGCACCGAATTTTTAATGATATGGAGGCTAGTATATCATTAAAAAGAATAAAAAGGACATACTAACGTAGCTATGTTAAACAATATTAGTATGCCAACCCAAAGGAAATACCTTTTTGAGAGATACCTCAAATCTGATTGTTCCGACCAGATAAAGGAAACACTCTATGAACAAAGTAAAAGGCGAGTGGAGGTATCTCTAAAAAAGTCCCTATTGCTAAGGACTTTGGTTACCATCAAAAACCAAACACTGATGGCATAAACCATCCTGATATATACCCTAAATACATATTAGGATGTGGCTTTACTAACAATCCCTGCGAAAGCCAAACAGGGTAATTGAGTGAATGTCGTACGAGATTTAGTTCTTAATTAAATCCATCTTTGATAAAAAACTAAAAATATCAAAGAACCACATTCAAGTGTGAACTGTAATTTATACAGTTAGGCAATCCACTTCAGCATGCTTATCTCATCTAATATTGCCTAGAAGGATAATTCGTCTTCTGAAAACTCAATTAAACAGTAATCGCAGCCTACCTTTTAGACTACGAAATATTATTTTTTAATTAATGGTTCAATATTATCTAACTCTTCTTGAAATACTTTATTGTTTTTTAATTGACGAATATCTTGCATTACTTGAAAAGTTAATAGAAACTCCGGACTAACATTTAAAACTTTACCTAACTTTATTGCCATTCCTGTGGTTAAAGATGCTTTACCATTTAGAAGTGCACTTATAGTGTTTCGATGAACATTTAAAGCTTTAGCTAAATCCCCTATATTTAAATTTAAAGGGGTAAGGTAGTCTTCAAGGATAAGTTTTCCTAAATTAGTATTATAATTTTGTAGTCTAGAATGTGTCATATGATTTCCTTAATAAGAAAGAGTAACACGATAAATGGAAGATAACTTCCCTCTCATTTCACTCAGATTAAATTAATGTGTTACTCTTTAGGGTAGACACTAGATACTGCGAGGTATTTAAATAGAGTCATGAGGATATATACCCAATGCCTACCATAAAGAGTGCTAGTTTTAACCAGACTAGCAACTGGACTTTCAACAACAACTTAACTTTCGTTAATTTTTCATTATGGAATGAAACATTTTGCCAACAGGCATGTGCATTATAAAACACTTTATAAAAGGGTCAATAACCCTTCTAAAAATATTCTATTCTAGTATACCAATAACATCTATATTTCTAGCATCAGCTATTTTAACTACTATAAGAATTACTTCTGGTTTAGAAATACATTCTTCAATAGCTGCAATAATGCCTATTACATCTACATCACATGAATAAAGTGTTTTACTTGTTACTAAATCTAATATAAAAATAAAATCTTCTTTAATAAAGTCTTCTTTAGTAAAAGATAAGTAAGTATGGGGTAAGGTATGTTTGATAGAAAGTTTCATAAGACCCTTATTATATGTTGGTTTAAAAAAGAGAAGAGAAAACCAACAAAAGAGAAAAGAAAAAACACTTCGTAGTGTAATTCTAATTTTTATCTTGTCAAGCCGTATAGACGTCTAAAACCCCTAAAATTGTACATTTTTTAACATGAAATTTTTTCATGTGAAGTTCGGTTCACATTAGAAAAACTAATGCGAAATTTTAAGTGGTATATATGTACAATGCCTTCACGGTCATCTCGTACTAGCACCGCAGTTAGCATGCCCTTATAAACTGCACTCCACTTCGTTTCGTTTGTTTATGGGCATACGCTAACAGGGTGCTAGTGTCGATTCCCTACAGGCGGTGAATTAGTACGAAGTTGTTTATTATGGGTTTTAATCCAATGTTGAATTAAAGCTACATCGTAATCAGTAAGTATGCCTTGATATGATTCACTATAATTAGTTAATTCTTTAATATAGTGATAATAGAACCATCCATTTAACTTGAAAGAACAATCTGTAGATAAAGGTGATGGTGAAGTAAATATAGCTTCCTTAAGTTTAAGTAAATACTTTGGTTCAATAAAGTTATATCTTTTCAATAATAAATATCGTTGAATTGATTTCGGTAAACCTTCCATTAATAGCATGAATAAACTTAACGCAACAAAGCTAAGTATAGCGGCTAAAATAAATTCCATAGTTCCTCCAAAATAGTTAAGCCCCCGTTAGGGGGCTATTGCTATTATTTTTCGGATAAATAAGCGAGTAACAATACTGCAATAATACTACCAATCGTTACTCCAAATACACCTACTAAGGGTGCACATATAAAAAGTACAAACCCCATAACAGCAATTAGGGTTAATATCTTTTTACACATTATTTAGCCGGAAATAGTTTACGGGTAGGTACAGTAGTATGATTTACATTCGCAACGTTAGAAGGTTTTACACCTAATTGAGCACCAAAGAAGTTTTTAGGTTGCTCTTTAGGTTCTTCCTGTACTTTAGCAGCTTCATTTTCAGCTTGAATAGCTTCTGCATGTTCTACTTCTGGTTCAGGAATAGGTTCTTCTGTAGGCTCTTCAGTATCTTCTTGTACTGGTTCAGATAACTGATTTACAGCAATAGATTGAATAGCCTTGTCAGTATTTTCTAACATTTCTACATATAACGGATGTGAAGATGCACGTTGTTGTAAAGACTCAGACATAGTATCTACTAAATCTAATAATGCATCATAGTTTTTGTATTGAGCATTATCAGTAAGTAGTTCTAAGAATTTTTTCCAATCTTCTAAATCCTGACCAGAAAGTTCTTCATGTTTTACTTTTGGTTCATCTTGTACTTCTTCACGCCATGCAGTATTTGTAGGTTTGACGTTAGAGCTTTCTGTCTTCACTTCTCGTAAGTCAGATACACCTACTACATCAAAATCTACGATAGCAGATAAACCATCTTTACTACGCATACCTTGTAGGTCAAAGCCTTTTACTTTTACAGGATGACCTGTTACAAAGCTACTGATAAACGTTTCAATAGCTTGTTCAATTTCATGTTCTTTAAGTTCTAGTTTCATTCGCTTTCTCCAATTCAATTAAGAGTTCAAGATAGTGTTTAGCTTTTTCTAAATCTTGAACTCCATTTTTATTTTTCCATCTGGTTACGTATTTAATAACGTTACCTTCAAAATAACCAATATTATTGGCATGGATGTATTCTACTGGTTGGATAGCTTGAGATTTGTAATGAGACCCACCTATTTGCGTCTCTAAAGCTGTTTTTTCCATAATTAGTAGTCTTAGTTGAGTGAAAAGTAAAACCCCCTAGAATCGCTTCTAAGGGGCTTATTTTATTTAAGAGTAATTTCTACTCTAGGATTGTCTTTGTCTACACCGCCATATCTGTATATAACTTCTTTAATGTAAATGTAGTTATCATCAGGTAATTTACCTAACTCTACTAATGCATCACAAAAGTATTTATCTATAACACAACATACATTTGATATATCAGTTTTTCTTAATGAACCAAAGAATACAGTATAAGTAATACTTACTTTATTGAATACAGGAAGTTGCTCAATCTGTTCCTTCATAATAGCTTTATATGAAATCTTGCTATCACTTAGCTTATGATAATGAGCGTTTCTATACTGGTTCAAATTCAGTGTCATTTCTTTGGTTCTAAGGGGCGATATTAAAGTGTACATCAACCAATACCTAATTTACGAGTAGTACCAGCTTTTGCAGAAGCACCTTTGACTTCTTTGAATTTATCATCGGTTTTGTCTTTCCAACGTGCTAACCATTTTTCAGCAAATTCAAATGGAATTTCGTTTGCAGCTTCATCAAAGGTATAAGCTTCACCTGCGTCTGAGATACCGAAGATTTTATCAATATCGTTAGTAAAACGTTCTTCATTTACTGGTTCATACTCACCGGTAGCTGGAGATTTTTCACGTTTGTTTTCACGGATATGTTTAATAGCAAGAGCTACTGTTTGACCGAATAATGCAACCGCTGCATTTACTTCAGTTGAAACTTCTTTCTTAGCATCGAAGTTATAAAGTTGTAATACACGAGTTTCCATAGGAATTTCTAATACGCTTTTACCTGCTACTAATGCACATAAGTGGTTAGCTTGGTTAAAGCCAGCTAAGTTATGTGGATTACCATCTTTGTCTAAATAGAAGGTATTACCTTTTTTATCTGACAACCAGAATGTAGTTGTATATGGGTATGGGTCTTTACCATCCTGTAAGATGTTAAATTTAACGACTAAGCCCATTGCACCATTCTTAGAAGTAGTACCGTAAGCATAAGCAATTTCAGCTTGATAAATACCAGATGGAAGTGGTTGGTATCCTCCGCCAATACGGTCAGACTTTTCTTCCATTGCTGCTTGATTTGTTTTTAAGTTATTAAACATGTTTTTTCCTTAATAATTAACGTAGTTTTAGTTTTGTGCATCAATAAGTTTATCAAAATGGTTCATCACCAGTTGGATATCGTTATCAATGTAGGTTTGGTTCAAATCCCATGTACCGAAATCTGAACGAATTCTTCCTAATGCAAAGTCATCTGTTTGTTGAGTAACGAAAGCATATTTTGCTTTACGCTCTTGTGGACTGATAGTGAATTGTTCTGGATTAACAAATTCGCCTTCATCTAATAATTTTTGAGCTTGAGCAGTAGGGATTTTAGCGGTATAAATTACGTGATTAAAATACGCCTCATAGCCATGTTTAGCCTCTGAACCTTGAAGAGGAACACGGTACTGTTTCATACCAGCATTAGGTCCCGTCATGACGGTTTCTTCTTCATTATGAGCGATAATAATCCATTTCTTAGAAGAAGCACCAACCACTTGTTGCATAAAGCGTTGAACGAATTTGGCGTAATCGCCCCCAATATGTTCTATATAGTTCGCAACACTATATACGTTCTTTTATGAACTGCTATATGTTTCCATATAGTTCAGACTATATCATTACCTTCAACTTTACTTGGTTAGGTATTCCGCACTTCCACTACCATAAGCTTGTAGTGTACTCCCATAAGGGATAGTCGTTGCTCTTTACACATTATTTAACATATTTGTTAGATTGTTGTCTTTAATATATTGTTCTCTGATTTTAGCCCCTTCTAATGGGTCATCGAACCAACCTAAAAATACATGATTACCGTCATGTCTTAGCCGAACAATATACTTATTATGTTTAGTAGACCAATTAACACCTATGAACCCTGATTTATGCTTAAAGCATTTTTTTCTAGAGTTTGCTGAATTCTGGGATTTAGTTACCCATCTTAAATTCCCTCGTTCATAGTTACCGTCATTATCTATTCTATCTAATTCCAGTTTAGTAGGAAAAGTAGTTGGACAATTAGGTAAGCTTAAAACATATTCAGCATACTGTACAAAGTTTCGTAAGTACGGTTCAATAGTTATACCTCTACCACCATAATTATGGTATTTATTATGAGAAGGTGTTGTACAACGTTGGGTCATTGATAACCAACGTTTATACAAAGGGTGTTTTTCATTAGGTATTCCAAAATGAAAATTAGTCTCTTGGTAACAAGATTTACAACAATACATTTGTTTAGTACGTTTAGCATTATGAAGTTCAGTTACGAATTCTTTATTACACTTTACGTTTAAACATTTTAACTTTACTTGTCTGAACTTTCGTCCATTAGCTGAACGTATTGGTTCAACTTCTTCGATAAAGTTTCCAGCAAAATCTGCTGGGTCACAAATATATGACATAATTACTCCATAATTTATTTATACACATTTGTATATTAATGTATAGCAGTAAATATGTCAATGTGTCTTAGGTCAGGATTGCCCTCGTCTTTACGTTAGGAGTTTCCCTGAGTTCACGGAATTTTCTTATACTATTTCTAATATAAGGGACTAGGGTCTTAATCCGACTTGTGTGTTTGACATATTGTCAATAACTTCAGAGACGAACATCTTCATCAAGAAGTTAAAGCCATCAAGTACACAATATTCGATGTTTGGCATTTCTTCTACTGCAGCAAAGAATTCTACTACTTGGTCTGGATGAGTAATAGCATCTGTTGTAGTAGTAAAACGTTTAGCCCAAATAGGGGTTTTACCAGCTTCACAACAAATATAAGCTACAGATTTAGGATTAGGGTGATTTAAGGCTAGATTCCGCAAACTGGTAGTTTTACCAGTTGCGGTTAAGCCTGCGATTAAGATGTGATATGCAGACATTAAATTTCCTTGTATCTATTTTTGATTGAAGTAAACACCGTTGATTGAATCTCAGATTCATCCAATGGGTTGTCTATTTTATCATTTAATTGATATAACTTCTCTAGAATTTCATCTGGTGTAAAGCCATTGTCTAATAGCATAAAGCCATATTTAGCAAAGGTATTATTACGTGAACCATCTTGCATTCTAGAAGCGAACCATCTCTCTAGAGCAGTTAAGTTTTGCAGAGATACCTGAGCTTTACGGTATTCCGATTCTCGACTGGTTCTAGGAATAAATGGTAATACATCAAATAGCTGACCAGAGTTTTTATAAATAGTAGTACCAGTTGTACAAGCCCATTTACGACTACGTTGGAATGTACCTTCATCTAGTTCAAATGGACACCATTGAGCAACGTTTTCCATGAATTGTTTAAACTCTTCTGCATCTAGTTTAAGTACATAATTAGTCGGTAAAATAATACGGAATCTATCTTTGGTTTCACCATTTTCATCTGGGACTTGATGACGTTTAGTAGTATGAATAATATATTCATAATCACTTAATAGATTTTGTACTGCTTGAAGGCTGATACCTCCATCTACATCAAGAACTACGCAGTTAAAACCTTCTTCCATATCTTTTTCTGAACGGTGACCATTTTTAGTGTGATGGTTCGTCCAGTTAAAACCGCCTTCAGGAAGTAAAGTATCGAAATCGTTTTCCCAATCAATTTCAACATTTTCATATCCTTCTGCATAATCATCTGAATAAGCACAAATGATTCGGGATAGGTCTGTTTCTTTTAAGCTTTCACCTGTAAATAGTTCTACACCATCCCTGAATGTCTTTTTAATAAGAATATTATTCTTATAGCCATAAGCAATAGCCATGTTCATCAGTTCATTCTTGGCTGAAACAGAGCCTTTATAAAATGGTAAGTTAGTAGTTAAATCTACTTGAGTAACCTCTTTACCATCCAATGAACCAATAAACTTAGCAAGACGCTCATATGGTTTTTCACGCTCTAACATTTGACGAAGTGATTCACCACTGTCTTCTGCAAAGCGAATAGCTTGATGTAAATCATCAATAGACATATCTAAACTTCCACGAAGGAAAGTATAGGCTGCTGCAAGTTTAAGAGCTTTAAAGTATCTATGTGCCAATTCAGCTCTATAAACATCTTTATGTTCAGGAATATCCTGAGCACGATTCTCACAATCAATACGGTAACGTAACAATTCGATTGCGACATTCTCTGGTACGGTTACTACTGAACCAATTAAACCAGCTTGACATAAGCGTACCAGTTGACCAGAAATACGTTTGATTTCTGCATCTTGGTTTACTGCTGTTAAGCGTTGATATAATTCTTCAGGTGTAAATTCAGTAATCGTACTAGATTTAGTAGATGATGCGAAGAAGCTACGTCTAGCGTAACCTGCTTCCAGTAATTCAAAGAATTTCTCTTCGACTGTACCGCCATCTAATAGTTTGGATGGAGTACCAAACATTAATAAGTTTGTTGGAGTTTTTCCTACAAGTTCTTGGTAACGTGTAGAAGTTTCCGTATTCTTAGTAAGCTTGTCTTTAATAAGACCTTTATCATATAGCTCTAAGAATGCAATCAATGGCTCATAGTTTTTATCTAAGTTAAAGCCAATTTCATCAATGAGTAGATTTACACAACCAGCTTTAGCCAGAATAAGTTTATTTCTAAACTGTTTAATAGCCGGTGTAGTAGCTTCACTAAATGAAAATTTAAATGCACCATAAGATTTAAACTCTTTATTGAGTTTCTCTTCAGCTTCTGTCTGAGAGATTCCTAAATACTGGGCACGTTTAATAGCTTCTAAATCTAATCTACTTTGAGCAAATTTAGGGAATACTTCATACATGAAATGTTCACGGAATTCACCTAGAATTTGTTCTTCTAATAGGTTAGTAGAAAAACCTTTACCAGAGCCAGAATTAGCTACGGAAACAGCAAACATATTAATAGGTACTTCACCAGTAATGGGAGTATCTACTTTAATATCAAGCATTGAAGGAACTAGAGAGAGAAAGTAATTAGCCTGCAATCGGAAGAATGTAGGATTACTATTCTGAGTCTTGGTTCTAAGGATTTCTACAATGCTTTCTACTAAAGGATTATATGTAAAACTTGAATAATCCATAATTTCCTCTGTTGAAAGGTAGATGGGGATTTAAGCAATCCCCAAGCTTTTGGTATGAGAAGTAGCCATCATTTGAGCAACTTCATTTGGGTTACAGTACGGACACATAAATGGGTCAGGTTTAAACTCAATAACATCACCTTGATATCCGTTCTTAGCTCTAAATGCTAGAGCTTCGTTCATTGTATCAAAGTTTTTAGTAGCACGCTTACCTTCTGCATATCCTGTTTTAAAGTACTTGAAAGTACTTGGTTTAGAGAATAATTCTTTCTCTGAACAACAAGGAATTTGCTCTAAAGGCATGTGCCAGTATTTATTCAGTTGTTTGAGTTTGTTTCTGAGCCAAGCTTCAGTATCGGCTAAAGACCATAACTTATATTGCTTATAAAAGCATTTTGCTGGTGGATAATTTGGATTAGTCATAGAATCCAACTTACGCCAATCAGTAAAGATAAAATTAATCGTAATAGTATCTTTTGTAATAAGGTCTGGATTAAGCCAACGATAAATACTACCTTGCATGATGTACTTTTCATCATTGCAGCCACTTGTCCATGAGTAGGTACTGGTGGTCTTAAGGTCATGTAATTCTCCATCTACAATAATGTCGAATTGACCTGATACAGTAAATCCTTCTAATTCTCTGTAACCACGTTGTTCTAAGTATACAGGAATTTGGTCTGGTTCTACTGTTTCTGGGTTAATAACAACTTTATCAATCGTATTTTGATGGATACCGAGTTCCTTCATCGCTTCAGCATAATTGTTTGTCCAAGCATATTCTAAAGAACTATGCATTGCTGTACCCATTCGAGAAGCAATTCTCTCTTGGACATCTGGAATAACAATTTCTGTTGTTGGTTCAGGTCTGAGATGTTCTGGAAATTCATCCGGATACATTGCTCTTCTTGAACCAATAATATAGCGAAGGGATTTCAGTAAGGTAGTAGTACTGATTTCATTTGCGTATTTAGCATACTGATATTCATCAGTAGCTAACCATACTGCTAAAGGTAATGGCAGATTAGTCTGATTTTGTAACATCTGTCTCACTTTTGTTTAGATTAAGGTAATTAATAATCTCTCTACGTTCCCATTCTAAGCCTGAGATACGTTTTTCAAGATTAGCAATTTCATTTTCAACCTGCTCTTTACGTTTGAGTAGTTGCTTGTCTGTTGGTTTACCCATTGGAAATTTTTAATCCTCCAAGTGTTCTTGTACTGTTTCAATTAAGCAATTTTCATCGCATTCTTCTGGTAAAGTAATAGGTGTAGCCCAAGATGGATAGAATAAATCTAATTGACCTGATAGATGTACATCATCATCAACAATTACAGGATGTTCTTGCCATTTAGCAGCTTGAACACATAATTTATTCAATATTTCAATCAAGGCTATGTCATTTTTAACTAAATAATATCCACAATCGTGTACTTTACCTACAGGTAAAATACTTGTGGTTAAACCAAGTTCATCAACTTTAGTCATGACTTCGTTTAAAGCTCTATCATTTAATAAACCCCAACTTTGACCTAGTGCATTACCTGCGGTTCTTCCTTCTGATGCAGCTAATGATGAATCTGGTTTAGCTTTAAGTATCGGTGTACGAACTTTTAAGCCAAAAGCGACTTCAACATAACCATTAACTTTAGCTAATTCTAAATGTTCGTTAGTCCATTCAATAGTTTTAGCATAAAGTTCACAATAACCTTCATAAATGCTTTTTGCTTCTTCAGGTGTAAAACCTAAGTTAGCTTCCAAGCCTTTATTTGTTCCACCGTATTGTAATAAAAAACCACAAGGTTTCGCTTTTTGCCTTATATCTTTGTGAAGATGTTGAATACTGTTGATAATCTCAACTTGTTCTTCTTTAGAAGAAGCTTGTGAGTGTTTAGCAACTATATCGGGTATATATTTTTTAAGCATAGCAAAAGCATTCATACAATGACTATCATAGCCTTCAATATATACTGCTTTTCTAGCTGGGTCTTTAGTTGTAACAGCAGCTATTCTTGCTTCGAGTGCGTTAAAATCAATACCACAAAATATCCACTCATCAGAAGATTTAAAGCATTTTTTGATTGGTTTAGCGAATCTAGAACCAGTAGCAGGTAAATTCTGGAGATTAGGCTGTGAACTAGAAAGTCTACCAGATACAGTACCGCATAAGTTATAGTAACCTAATAGATGAGCATTTCCGTTTTTATCAACATGAGCTTGTTCAAATGGTGGAATAAATGTTGTTAGCATTTTTTCTACATCTGAAAGTTCCATAAGAGATATAAGAATATCTTTATATTCTTGGTTCTCTGTATGGTTCATAAGCTTTTCCATTGTACCTTTAGAAGTACTGGGTTGCTTGGATTCCGTAAAATCTACGATAGGTAATTGCATTATATCGTAGAGAAGTACCATAAGATGCTTTCCACTGCTAAAGTTGAAAGGTTGTAAGTTTTCTTCAACAGTAGTTTGTTTCTTCTTGAGTTTAGCGTTACGCTGTAACGTTAAATGTTCTGCAATTTGATATTCTGCATTTCGAATAGCCTGTCTAGAAGTAAGATACTCTAGAAGTCTTTTCTGTTCATCAAGAAGGTCAGCTTTAAGTTTTGTAACTTCTTGTAGGTCTATTGGAAGACCATTAAGCTGACAACGCATATTGTCTTTAAGGTACGGTAAAAAATGCTCTTTATAGAGCTGCTCTTGTTCATCTTCTACCATCTTAGGATAGTAGGTTTCATAAAGATACCAAGTAGATAAACAGTCAATAAGGTTATACGTCATTAACTCTTGTAAATCTACTTTAGTCACATCTGAGACATCTACTGCCCAATTACCGGCAAACGGTTGTGCTAACTCTTTTAAACCAAGAGTATTCCCAGCACAAGAGTTGGTAGCCAAATAAGTAATAAGCAGAGTGTCATCAAGATTTCTACAAAGTCTATTAAGACCTCTAACTTGGTTCTCAACATCAGTAATATCCTCTTTTTGAAATAAAGTGTAATTTATAACAGGAATATCGTAGTTTGCTTTATGTACGATAAGCTTACCATTATACGTTTCAAAGAATTCCAATAGAAGATTACGAACTGTTTCTCTTTGCTCAGGAATAGCATCTACTGGAAAACATATTCCATGATGCTTATCCCAAGCGAAACCAATCGTATAAATACCAGCTTCAGTTACTTTAAGGGATTTGGCTTCGATATCACATGTAAGAGCTGGATATTCTTTAAGTTTATCTAGCCATGCTGCAATACCTTCTACTGTTGTAGGGTATGCTGCAAAATGTACTATATCTGAACCAATCTCAGAGTAATTACCATTGATATCTGCAGAAAGAGCAGACAGGCACTGGTCTATTTGTTGGTTAGCTTTATCAGGATTGAAAAATACAGCTTGTGAGGAAGGTAAGTATAAAACTTTATTTCCATAATCCGTATCAAAGATAAGTCCAATGTTACTCTCAGCTTTAGTCTGCTTTGAGATTACCTTAAAGTATTCTGGTTCAGACACTAGTATATAGTCAAAATCACTAATAACTGGTTCGACCTCTTTAAGCCAATCTTTCTGAGTAGCCCTTGGTACTTTCTTCATACCATTGGGATGATATACCGGCATAAGTTCTATATCTACATTTGTACCTAAATGCTGTTTTATTGCCTTCTGGTATGTAGATTTAAACTCACGGTCAGTAAGTCTTCCCTTATACATTAATAAAACTTTTTTCATACATACTCCATAAAAGGGGGTACATTGTACCCCTATTTTAGAAGTTTGTTAAAAGCTCTAATGCATAATATTTTTCCATAAGCTCAAAGACTTCTTGGTCTTTAAGCTCATTTAAAAGTTTTTCTTCATCTTCTTTGTTAGCAAAGAGATTATGATATTTGAATTCACCTGCTTGAAGCTGCTTGATTTCATCATCATCTAAGCCAGATTTAGATAACAAGTTAGAATCTTGTTTTACAAAATCAGGAAGAATATCTAACAAGATTTGTGTAGCTTGTTGATTTGTTGCACCAGCTAATACGAGAATTGCTCGCATGGTGGTAGCTTTAAAATATTTTAAGATTTTTACACTTTCAGTAGTGTAAGTATGGTGTAACTCAAATAATTCTTTTGCAGTCTGCAAGTCTTCATCACTTAATAATTCTACTTCTGCAAAGTCTTGCTTATAGTTACCGTTTGCATAACGTGGTGATTCGGAATGTGGTAAAAAGAATTCAGGATGATTTAATGGTTTACCATTTGTACCAAGTTTATCTAAGAATGCATCTACATTCTTTTGTAGTTTATCTACAGTTGATTGGTTCAAATGTTTTGCTAAATTCATAATAATATTAAAAATGTTGGTCATGATTCTAATTCCTCGCTAGTAATATGAATTAATTTACCAAAGTTTACATGTGCATCTGGATGGTCAATACAAATCCAGATAGTTTCAAATGGGGTTTTCTTTTTGCGTTTATCACAATATAAATCAGAGAATACGATTAAGAATTCTGGTTGATTCTCTGGTTTCATATAATGGTCAAATACAGGGTCTAAATCTGTACCGCCATCAATATTCATCTTAACTTCATCAAAGTCATCATTAGACTCAATCTTGAAGATATCTACAATTTCATGGTTAAAAGAAACCACATCCATTGTTTCTGGGTCTAATTGGTTTTTAATGACCTTCATTTCGTTTAAGAATGCTTTAATCTGAGCTTTTGTAACAGAACCAGATACGTCAAACGCTACAGCTACTTTTGAGATTTTATTCTCTGACTTATAGTCAGGTAAGAATAAATCATATTGTAAATAACGTCTGTTAAAGTTAGACCAATCTTGCTCACCTTGAACAAAGTCATCAAGAAATTCTTGTAGGATTTCAATCCAACTGAGTTTACCTTCTTTGATGTCTTTAAATAACTGTTCAAATACAGAACCAGAATTACCATGAGTCATACCATGACCGTTTGTCAGCTCTTCTGAAGCATTAGCTTTCATGATGTTTTGCTGCATACGGTTAATCTGGTTATTGTTACTAGAACCCCCATTACCACTATCAGGCGGTAAGTCGTTACCTAAAGGGTCATTGTTATTCTGGTTCTGGTCTTGGTCTTGATTATTGTTATTTTTCTGCTCATGTTCCATGAGATTATAAACATGCTCAGTACTCATATTGCGATATTTAGAATCGCATTCTACTCCCATAGGAAGTTCAAATCCGCCTTGCTCTAACAAATTGTTTACTACTTGGTCTGCAGCTTTTTGATAGAGTTGGGGATTACGATGCCCTCTGCGTACATCATGCATAAGGGCATAGTGATAAACTTCATGAGCAAGTACTGATGCTTGTTGTTCGTGTGTCATACCACAGAAGAAATCAGGATTGATTTTAATACTGTGGTTCATGGAATCGAGCATAACAGACTTCACTTCACGTGAAGGTTCAAAAGCTAGGTCATATAATAATGAACCAATGAAAGCATTATGTGGTTTATTAATAAGACGTAACTTCGCTTCTTTGAAGTCATCTAAGCAGTTCTGCTCAGTAAATTCATATTCTTTTTCTTGGTTCATATTAATGCCTATGGTTGATTATTTAATTTATGACGAATAGCACCTAATGAGTTAAGTACTTTTTTGTTTGTCGCTAATTGTGGGTAACGACCTAGAATCATACGATATGCTAAGACCATTAAGTCTTTTTCATCAATACGTTCTAAATAGTCTACAACAGCGTCTACATTAAGTTTATTCACTTTATCTGCTAAGAATGCACCTAAAGCATATTTAGCACCATTTTCGCTTGGTAATGGAGCATTTAATGGGTCTTTTTCAATTTGAGCTAAACTTGGTAAGCTATTCATAATTTGCAAGAAACCATTGAATTCTGCAGCAGCAGATTCACCAATAGTGCCTGCAATAGCAGGAATATAAATATCTTGACCTAAGTCTAATAAGCCATGTTGTAATTCTTTAGATAAGAATTCCCATGTACGTCCACAAGCATAAGTTTCAACTTCTTTTTTAGGGTCAAAATTATTGATAAGTTCTGGACGGAAGTTTAAGAATGCTGCTACACGTGGGTCCCATTCACCACGTACTACACCGTCTTCTACGAATTGTAAGAATTCTTTTCGATTGATTTCTACATTAATCCACGTCATACGTGATTTTAATGCTGAAGACATTTTGGTTGCTACTGCGTTATCAGATAGTTTGTTACCGGCTAATACAATACGAGTTTCTGGATGAAGTTTATAAGTATGTACCATACGGTCTAATACGATACGGTATAAAGCACCTTGTACGTATTTATCTGCTTGGTTCGCTTCATCAAAGAAAATACAGAAGCCTTTATAGCCTTGTGGGATTTCACATCCTTCTAACGGGAAAGTATCAAATGGAATATAGGTACTAAATGCACCCATTTCACCATTACCATTAGGCATTTCCATAACTTTAGGCAAACCGAGCAAGTCCATTGGTAACATTTGAGATAGACGAACGTCAATCATATATAAGCCTTCTTCTTCGCAGATTGTACGAACAGTATGAGACTTAGCAGTAGAAGGTGAACCCATGATAAAACATGGTACATTTGCTTTTAAAGATACACGTAAACGTTCTTTAACTTGGTTTGGAGATAATGTTAATGTAGTCATAATGAATTTTTCCTTGTTTGTTGAAAAGTTTATTAAAAATAAAAAGCCCGAATGGGCTTTTTTACTATTTGCTTAAATGTTTTTGTAAATCTTGTTGAACCAGAGTATCAATATTTGGTTCTTCTGTTTCTTTAGGTTCAGGCGAACTAGAAAGTTCTAAACCAAACTTAGATAATGCATCTGGTAAACCGAATGTAGCTGGTAATGCTTTAGTTGCTGGTGCTTTTGTAATACCTGCTGCATTGAAATACTGCACAAAGTCAGGATACATATCTGCTAATTGAGTGTCTGTAGTACAACTATTAATAGTGATAGCTAACTTATCGAATACATCTTCATATTCTTCACATTCTTTTGCGAACTGAGTTAGTTTGTTATAGATTGGTTCAAAATCAGGGTCTACTACATAGTCAGGATTCTTATCTTTAACCGGAAATTCTTGACAGTAGTAGCTAGGTTTTTGACCAATAAGTTTTTTTAGATAACCGGCTGAAGGTGCAGCAACATAAATTGAATAAGTGTAGTACCCATTGATTTCTATTTTTTCACGATAGCGTGAATAAGGTGGGTCTACATACAAGTCTAAGTATTGTTTGAATACTGGTTCTTTTTTGTAAATATAATCTTGAAGTTCTTGAGTGATTGCATCTTCATGAACTTTGAAAGGATGTTTAGTCTTGTTTTGAATAATAGTGAGTAAACTATCCTTCATTGCTTTTGTTAATCGCATAATAACCTCGTTGTTGAAAAGTTTAAGGGCTCGTTAGAGCCCTATGCTGTAAATGGATATTTGATTGCAGGATGATGTTTATAATCTTGAAGTTCGAAGTAATTTTCAAAATTATCTTTATCCAATAGAACCATAAGTACATCCATATCAAAATCATCTTTAATGATAAGTTTTGGTGGTGTGTACATAGGTCTTTCTAATTGAATTGGTACTAATGGAATTTGGTTTCCATAGATGTGTGCATTAGTAATGTTCCATGTTACTGTACCTACTTTTAAACCAGCAAGTTTTGCAGTAATGTTTAATAAGAACCAACATTGTACTAGGTTGAATGCACCGCCTAGTACGATATCTAAGGACCTTTGGGTACTTGTCAAATGTAGAGTACCATCTAACACACTAAATTGATGTGAGTACATACAAGGTCGTAAACAACCTATATGAAACAAATGTGGGTTCCAGAAGTTCCAAATAATTCCACGGTCATTTGGTGTAGTTTTAATTTGTTCAATGATTTTTCGATATGGTACATTTACTGCTTGAGCACTTGCACCATAAATAGTACCGGTATCGTATTTACCTTGTTTATAGGGACTATGCCAAGCTTTTACATTAGCATCCCATGTATGTACGCCTAGTTTATGAAAATCACGTAAGTCTTTATAAGCACGAATATAACCTACCATTTCACCGATAGCTTGTTTCCAATACATTTTACGAGTAGTAAGCAAAGGAAACTCATTACCATCAAATTGAATTCTTTGGTTCAGAATAGTACGACAGATTGAACCAGTACGTTCATTTACTACGTCTATACCATTTTCATAGCAATCTTCTAATATTGTTATATATTGTTGTTCTGCTGTTTTCATGGACTAACCTAATAGATAATGATTGATTTAGCTTGAGATATTGGAACATTTGGTGCATCAAATGACTCAATTTTTAAATCCTTTGAATCTCTGCCAACTACACCATCAACTTCAAAAAATTCCATATTAGCATAAATTACGATTGCTTCTGGGTTACATTTTTGTAGTTCAGTAATAAGTTCTTTAACGTTCATAATTATTCTCCATAGTGAATTGTTGCTTGTAAGAGTTTTTCAGTTTCTTCCCAAGTACGTTCTTCAGTCCAATAGTCTGCTGTATCATTAGCATGGCGAGTATCAAAACCAAAAATCCAATAATCTGAGAAATGTTTAGAGAGTTCAGGACAAAAGTCTTTATCATCATTAGTAAAGGTTAATCCACCATGAACATAGAAATCTTTTTTATCCAGTAAATCATCAATTTCATCATAGTCTTTACCATAAAAAGGATGTTCTGGAAGTACCGCTACGTATCCATTGAAATATCCGCCATCAAAGTGAGAGGATGTACCATATTTACGAAGATAATCTTTCATACTTTTAAAGTATTCAGTATTATCCATTAAGAATTTTCCAATAACTCCGTTTACTGGTTCAGGTAGTAATTTTAAAATTGGTTTCTGCATTTTGTTTTACCTTTTTTATCAAGTGAATCTATTGTTATGTATTTCATTTTTTACCTAAAATTTTAGCTAATGCATTTAGAGTAATAACTAATTCATTTCCATCCAAAGAATCTAATTTATCCATTAAATGCATAAAAACTTCTTTAGGTGTATGGTCAAATAGCACACTAACTACTCTAATATCTTCAGTTACTGGATTAGTAGGCAAGCCCCTTGTATGTCCAAAACAGTCAAAGAAATGTCCATTGACAGCATAACCTTTTTCTAAATTAGGATGATAAGAGATAACATATGGAGTATTTCCGTTAGAGAGTAGTGCAAATTTATTATCGCACTCTGGTGTAAGTAATACTGGATTAACTACATCAAAGTCTTCATCTAATACAATATTGCCTTCTGCCATAGCATCTTTAACTGCACACTGTGCATTAATAATCTCTTTGCTACCGTCTTTATGAATAACTGTGTACTTTTTCATAATGCATCCAAAAAATCATTAAAGCCTATAATAGGTGAAGACGTATAATTGCTTTTTATTGTTCGAAATGCGGAATTTAAGGAAGGGTCATATTTAAGCTCTACAGGACCTAATACATGATATGTTAAAGGGATAGAGTCTTCTGTTGTAGGCATTAACCTACCATGACCGAAACAATCGTAAATATAGTCACCTATTTTATAATGACTACCTAAATCATGTTTGCGAACAGTATATACTTTACCATTCAGTAATTGAACTTGTTTACCTACCGTATCATCTGTAAGAATGACTGGATTTACAAGTACACAATCATTATCAAGTACGATATATCCTTGGTTCATGAAGAAATACATATCATTTAAATAAACATGTTCATGACTCTTAGGATAATGAAGTATATGTTTATCGCCTTCACGGTCAATAAGGATAAGTTTTAGACTGCCATCCTGAGAAGGAAATACATCTTCTAATCTAAATTTATCTACTTTCATGTAAAATCCTTAACTAAAGAATTTAAATGCCTGATAAGCGATTGCTGCAGTAAATCCTAATAAATATCCAATATATGCACATGCTAAGATAGCTAGAGCTATATAGATTATGATTTGTAAAATTTGTTTCATAATCTATTCCTTTATTGACCATTTACTATCTTTTCTAAAGATATTTGAAAAATATACTTCGTTATCATCACAGTTTTGCAGAATGTAGTCATTCTCTAATGTTTTCCCTACGACTTTGAAACCTTTACTTTTAGAAGGAAATAGACTATGCACAAGAATTAGCTTTTCTTGAAATGCTTTTTCCATAATTTCTTCTGTAGTGAGTTTAGGTTCTTCCCACATATCTACAATGTCATAATCACCTGTACAGGATGAAAACATACCATTGTCTCTCCAAGATGCATATTGGTCATCTACTGCTCCGTTAGCATCAAGTATAATACCAAACAATGGGAACGTTACTTTTAATCCATTTTCGAGCTTATATGTATCAGGAATTCTACATAGGACAATCGCTTTACTTCCATCACGCAATTTTACAGGTTTACCACTTAGAGCTTCTTCTAAATTAAATGGTTTCATAACATTTCCTAATATAAATCTTCTGAAAATAAGATATCTGAATTCGGTGAACCAGATAATCTAATTACTTGGTTTTGAGCTTTAGCAATTTTCATTGCTTCCTTACGACCTACAAATCTACCTTTGTTTGTTAGGAATCCTTGTTCCCAATCTAGCAATGGATATTTGTAGTTCTTTTCGAGTTCTGCAATTTGCTTACGCATGAATGGGTCATAGTGTCTTAAGCCATATACTGTATGGATAATTTCACTACCATCTTCATTTGTATCATCTCTAGTATCGACAAACACTTGGCAAGTAGAACATACGATACGCTCAGGAATATCTACATATTCTCTTTTTTGGTTTAAGAGTTTAATGAATTCATTGAAAATCAACTGACGTTCTTCAGGTGATTGTTGTGCAATCAAATCAATAATAGTCATTATTCTTCCTTTTTCACATAGTTTTCATAAAAATAAAAAAAAGCCCCATTAGGGGCTTTATTGACTTATATTTGTTATTGTACTTTGGCTTTAAAAGCGTCTGCTCCGCCTACGTACTCACCGTCTACAAAGATTTGTGGAACAGTGTCAATCTTTTTACCTAAACGTTGTTCTACTTCTTCACGAGCGTCTAGGTCTTGTGTTACATCTTTAAAGGTATAGTCTAAACCTTTTTCAATACATAACTGTTTAGAACGTTGGCATGGCTGACACCACGATGCACCATAGATTTCTACTTTCATTTGGATTCTCCCTTAAGTTGAGAAATTTCAGCTTCAAGTTTTTTAATTTGACTTTTATAAGAAATATTTGAATCTACGCTATCTACTAAAGCATAAGTAAGCATTGCAAATAGAGCTACAACTAATAATAAACTGTAGTCTTTTAGAGCAATAAACTCAATAATCATTGCTACCCCAAATGGTGAAGCTACTAGCATAAGGGTTAGAACGAATTTTGCTAATTCAGTCATTTTTCACCTACAAATTTTTTCAATTCTGGTTTGAAGTAATTAGGTCCTTTTAAGATTTTACCGTTAGAGTCGATAATAGGATTACTGCTTTCATCAAACTTAGACCAATTACTCTTATTTACTTCAGTAAGAGCTCCATCGAAGTTCATACCTGCATATTGAGCTACACCTGTTGCAGTAACAACTTGGTCGCATAAAGCGTCCAATAGAGCAGTTTTATCTGCACGTTTCCACAAGAGTTCACATTCTGCAACAGTAAGAGATAAGAGTTTCTCTTTATACTCAATAAGAGCATCTGCTGTTTTTTGGTTACCAAGAGCTTCACACATTTCAGCTACTTCTTCAAAGTGGTAAGCAGTTTGTTGAATGATGTTTTGAATTGTTGGTTCAGGTTTAGCTTTTTTGAACCAATCAGTAATACTTGCTACTGATACAGATTTGTCATTTAAATCACGACATTCTGTACCAAATGGTACAAAGTTATCTGTACATAAAAGAGTTTCAGGTAGTACACGTGAAGCTTCTGGTTCAGTATAGATTTTATCCCACATTTGTGAGTATTCTTGTACTAAACGGTCTTGAATTTCGTTACGGTTCATTTGAGTGAAAGGCATTACTTTACCGTAAAGAGTAGTACCTTTTTTGAATGTTACAAAGTGTCTCATAGAGAGTCCTTATGAATATAGTGAGCAATAGTACAGTCATGTTCTTTGTTATCCATATAATTATATCCTCTAAAAAACTTAGAAGATTTTTTGATATGGTTTTCTAAGAATAACTTAAACGTAATAAGGTAGCCATCTGAGTAATCAGAATAGTACATATATTCATGTACAAATGTAATGATATATTCGTCTACAGTATAGTGTTTAATAAGTTCTTCTAAGATAGTAGCTCCACCAATAAAGAATACTTGTTCAGCACCTTTAAAATAAGTAATTACTTCTTCAATAGAATGAAATACTTTAGCACCTTCAGCTTTAAAGTCTGGGTTACGACTAATTACTACATTGGTTCTATCAGGAAGAGGTTTACTTCCAATAGCTTCCCATGTATTTCTACCCATGACGATAATCTGATGTTTAGTAAGTTCCTTAAAATTGATTAAGTCTTCTTTGAGCATATAGGGCTGTATAAACGAGCCATCTAGTTTACGATAACCGATTCCTAATACATTATTTGAAATAGAATGATTAGGTGCATAAGCACCTACTAAAATTACTTTAATCTTCATTAATAAATTCCAAATCTAATTCATTAAACTTAATGGTTTGTAGTACTTCATGCCATTTATCATCTGTATGATAGTCTACTTCTTTACAGTGACAATCTATCTCAAAGTTTGTACCAATACGGTTCAATACTTTATAACGATGAATAGTATCTAAAATAAGTAATACATCACATTCTTTCTGTGGACGAGCCATATAGAAAGGGCAAAGCTTTTGAAGTTTAGGTGATTCTTCAAATAACTGTTTACAAGTTTGAATAGCTAAATCAGATAAATCATCTAATACACATTCTTCTACTGAACCAAAGGAAACAAAATCAATATAATGTTTACCGGATTGGTCTCTGCAAATTACACCACATACTATGTCCCATTTACAACGAGTGTGTTCAAAGTGCCATGCTAACTGTGGAGAAATCTTTGCAGGCATATCACGATAGAATACTGTGTTACAAGTATTAGACTGGTCTGCCATTACAAGCGTAATAGTGTAATTAGACATAATATCTTGTGTAGTCTTGATAGCACGCATTTTAGCTTTATTAGCTTTGATTCCGTTAGTATGTTTACCTTGTCTTACTACATAATTCATAGTGTTACCTTATTGAAGAATCTTATAGCTACTTCAAATGTATCAAATGTTTTTGATGCAGTTTTAGCAAATAAACCTTTACGTTCTTGATAAACAGCGTAAATACGTTTACCTGTTTTATATTGAACAGTAAGTTTAGTTTCTCTTTCTGAGAACCAACCTTTTTCATAATGTTCTAATAGCACATATTCTTGCTTAGCAGACGCTACAAAGGGCTGTAAAGGTTTAGTGGTACCATTATGAGGGATAACGTCTTTAAGCTCGTCTAAGAGCGTTTTAATGCGTTTTTTGAGGGTTTCGTTCTCTTCTTGTAGTTTAAGAAGTTCACGTTGAAGTACTTCTGGGTCTTGCAGTTGTTTTTCTACCCATTCGTCTAAGTTTTCAGGAATTTTCAAGATATCCTCCAACTGGTCGGACCAGTTAAAAAGTTGTTTACAAGGGGTCTTGACAAACTATAATAAAGATTCTTTTCTTTTACTCTTTTCTTTTCTACAATCAAATAATGGAAGAATTATAAGATTCCTGAAGTTAAGGTAAATAGACTATAACCGTTTACTGTTACAGGGTCTGAACCAATAAGAATGTCTTGGGTATCATAGTTTACAGTAATATTCTGGTTTAATGAAAGAGTACTAATGTCTTTATTACCTACTTTAATATCTTTATAAGATAAGATAGGTAGTTCATCATAACAATAAGCTAGTACATCGCTTACTGTATCGTTGTTAGTAAAAATACATTTAAGGTTTTTCATAAATTCCTCATGGGGATAGTAAGATGTAGGGATACCGTCATTGATATCCTGTAAATAACTTTCGAAAATCATGTACTCTTTGAGCCAATAATCTTCACGTTCAGTTCCTCTTGCTGCTTTTAAGCGATTACGAAGAAATGTGTCATATTTGTCTAACATTAGAATTCTCCGTAGTATGTAGTGATATGTTTTAGACGTGGTTCAAAATCTTCTTCAGAAGGCTCTAGGGAGCTTTCTTCATCTTTAGAGGTGTAACAGTCCACTCCACTATCAATAATCGCTACAGCGTCATTTGCGAGGGAATTTAGGGTATCATCAATCATAAGTGTTTGCAAAGATGTACCCATAGCAATAAGAGCTTCTACTGGAATTTCTTCATCTGTAGAGAATGATTCTATGCCATTTGCAGTAATGCATTCTACCCAGTATTTAATCTTCACTTTGTCCATATTCAACTCCAATAGCAGGACGACCATAACGGTCTTTAAAGTATGTTGGTGTAACCGGTTTATACAAGTGTTGGTATCTGTCCAAAGAAGATGGACGTAAAGCTTTTGGTAGAACTGAACCAAAACATAAATACTCTAGTTTTTCTATTGCTGCTTCTGATATTACTTTGCAATAGTATGCTTGGTCTTTAAATTCTAAAGCTTCATCAAATAAATCAGCATGGTTTTGAACTAATTCTTCATTACGTTGGATAAGTTCTTTAATCTTTTCTTTGAACTCACCTTGTTTACGTAATAAGCGTAGATTTTTAGCATTAAGTTGTTTAACTTTATAATCAGACTTAGAAATAATAGATTGAATTTCTTTGTTTTTTGTTATAACAGCTTTTTCTAGAATTTTAATATTCTTTTTGAGACCTTTTATAACTATTCTTGCTCTATCCATAAGAATAGTAGATTTTTTTAACTCGTTCACAAAGATTGTGACTTCTTCTTTAGGAACATATCCTAAAAGACTGAATAATTTTTTAAGCATGTAATACTCCATCAGCATAAGTAATCTTATATTTTTTAAAAAAGAGTTGAAGAGCTTCAATAGTGGTAACTGCTGTCCATCTACCACAAGCGAATGTTCTATGATAAGCACCTTCATGGCAAAATATATTAAGTTGAATACCTTCGTATTTAGTGTAGTCCCATGTCATTACACCTCGTAGAGGCAAATCTTGATAATCTATACCAAGATATACAGGAATAATTGGACAGTTGCTTTCTAATCTTTCTAAGCGTTCCAACGGGAACGCTAATGAGTTTAACCAATGTTCAATTTTTTGTAATTGTTCTGTTGTGTGGTACTTTGCCATTTTTCCCTCAAGAGTTTGCTCTGATGTTCATATACTCCGATACAAAGTTGGTATAGTATTCTACTATTTACATAGGCTGTATTAATCTTTTCATGCGTAATAAATATAGTAGAGAATTGCTGTAAATATGAACTTTTAGTTGATTTATCAAATTCTGTAATATTTTCTGATAGCATATGATAGCTATCATTATTAAATGGAACTAAATTAGTTAATGATACATAATGTAAATGGTATGCAGCAGAAGATGAATTAAATGAGATATACTGGGTTAAATCAAGATTAACTTTAATACCCATTTGACTAGGTAACCCTAATAACATAATTATTCCTCATATTCTTTGAATAGATTTAGTAGATATTTAATATCTTTAGAGAAATCTATTGTACCGTCTGATTCAATGTTTGAATGAACCAAGATATTCTTATAGCCTTTTAGTTTAAATTCATCTAAAAGAAATCTTAAGAGCTTATGGTCATAAAATGGTATAAGATTAAGATTAGGTCTGTATTTATTATTGATAGAGTAACTGTATTGGTCAGGACCTAATACGATAGATAAACTTGGTTTGTCTAAAAGATTAAACATAGTCATCATAAATTTTGCTGTAGCAGAATCTGGAATAACTCTTCTTTCATGCCAATTTCCACGATAGCAATCTATAGCTTTTGATGTACCAACAAAGATAAATGCATCGTATTCTAAATATTTTAAGTAAGGTAAATTAGCGATACATCCAGAATTTCCCCATTCAAAATCAGTAAACTGTTTTAATGGAGCAAGTCGATTAGAGTAGTCACTCCAATAATGTCTAATAATGCCCTCAAAGCGATTGATGACATAAAGACTTTCAGTAGTGTATTCAAATTTCATTTGCGTAATTGTTAAGTTGTTTGATAGAGGATTCGATAGCATGTGCTGTCAGAATGTCATAACCATCTGCTGCTGCTGTACGCATAGGTATAATAAGAACATTAGCGTCTTTTGGAATATCCATATCTTTCAGAGTTTCTTCTAGATACTCTTCGTAACAAGTTCTATATAGTTTTGTCTGATTTTCATCATACATATAACCTGTTGGAATGGCTCTAAATGTAGTTACTACATGGATAACAGGAATTTCCAATATCTTTGCTATAAATCTGAATGTTGCAGTTTCCATTGATGCAGGGATAAGTTTTCCAAGCGGATACCCTTCAAACTTTCTATCTACTACCCATTCATCCATAAAGATAAGTAAGTCTACATCTAAAAGCTTTTTATAGTCATAGCTTACAAATTTAGAACCATAAATCTGATTTCTAACTGTATTGAACAGACAACTATGGAAAAACATCTTATCCGGTACAGGCTCACCATAATGTTTATAACCTAAACATTTTGTTTCTTCAGTAATAGTATTGATTTCGATGTTCATGATTTCCTCAATCAATCATACGTGCATAGAGTTTCAATTCCTTTTCTACTTGCTTTAACACAATGTTAGTATGTTTTGTATCATGGTGATGTTTATCAACTGCTATAAGAAAGACTTCTGCGTCTTTTTTAAGGTTGATTTCAGTTAGTACACCCATAATACTGTCACGGTGAGAAACGATATAGTAAGGAAATTTAAAACGGTATTTACCATATTTTTCTATAGTATCTACATCTCTAGTTCCAACAAATAATGTTGGAATATCTAAGAAAATACCTGCTGTCAGGAATGTATCACCAAATACACTTGTAGGAAGTATCATGTCTTGATAACGTTTATATCTTGGTTCAGTAAAAATATCACTACAGTCAAGATAACCATCAACATTGTCACCAATGTAAGAAGCACCTACAAGAATGATTAAGTCTGCATCAAGTAAATGAGAATAATCAAAATTAGCTGTTTTTTCTGTAGAAGTACCTAAATAGTTTCTTGATACATCTGATAACAATCTAAAATTACTATAATTACTGTTATCTTCTCTATCTCCAAAGTCTATAGTTTTAAGGTACTTGTATTGAGTATGTGAATTACTATTTAGAGTATATCTATAAATATTCATAACTATTTCCAGTTGCTTAATGTATTTTCTACTACGCTAATGCTGTCTAAAACATCTGACAATGTATCTTCTTCATCATATTCAAAGTCACTATCTAACTGTAATAAAAGTACTTTAGATTTTGAAGAGATATTGAGTTTACGAAGGATATGTTGAAGTTCGTAAGGTGAAGTAAGGATATAATAATTATCTCCAGAATAGGATTCTGCAACTTCAGCACTTATCTGATTATCAGTTGAAATAAAGATAAAAGGTATTCCCATGCAATGACAGATAGCATTATAGATATCTGCATTAAAAGTTTGTGGAAATATTTTTTCAAACCAATGTAATTCATGATTAGCTTTAAAAGTATTTGGGTAAAGATTACCAACGTCATCACCTACATAAGTTTTTCCTACATAGATTACTGCGTCATAATTTAAAACTTTTGAATATTGGAAAGTTGTAGCATATGAAGCAACATTTCCGAATAAAGTTTCACAACCTTCAGCAATGATGTACTTTCCAATAACTTCCTCAGTTTCTCTTCCTTCTGATGTAGTATATTCATCTACACGTTTCCAGTTCCATAGATTAAGGTCTAAAGAACTGTCTATATATAATTTAGTAATTTTCATGATATTCCTTAAAGAATTGTATAGCGTCTATTGGATTACAATCTAAGAAAGGAGTATTTTCTGCAGGATGAACCAATAGAACAGAAGAATCTTTTGTGAGTCCTAATTCATTTACTATTTCTGAAAAATCAGATGTACTACTGAAATTAGTAGATTTTTTATTAGTAGTATAAAAGAAGTTTTTAGACCCTATTGCATGAAATGTAAAAACTGGTATTTGATATGATTCTGCCACTAATAAGAATGGGTAAACACTTCCTGTAAACATTGCACCAATATAGAAAGGTATTTTTGGTGGTGTAGTAAATACAATAGCGTCGAATTGTTTAAGCTTACTATAATCATATTTGAGCATGTAATAAAAATGGTAATTATAGTAATCAATCGAGGCTTTAATCAGATTTCTTAAATTCTTACTGAGTTTACCTTCGATAAGTCTAGTATGTTTATAGCCATATCGTTGTAGATTAGCATCAGAGGATATTGCTGTGATTTTCATGTAGAATTTCCACTATCTTATTGTATATAGTCAGATGTTTTGGTAAATAATAATTATTAGTAGGTGAATAAATTATTAACACTTTTTCTGGATTAAACTGACTAAGATATTGTTTTAATAAGTTATACCCTAGAGATGAAGCATTCATTACTTTATAAATATCTGTATCCACCGAGCATGCAAGATTTTGCTTAAATTTTTTTATTGATACAGATAAAAAGGGGATACCTAAAAATTCTGCTGCAGGAATAATACCATTAGTTGAAGTTGAATCTTCTTGTAAAGGCATAACATCTCTAAATTCATTAGTAAAAATATCTGAAATACTAATAATGGTATCGTATTTTAATAAATCTGAATAATTTATATCATAGTCAAATACCGTAAATATTGAGTAGATATTTAAACATTTTTCCACAAAGGTTAATTCTCTATCACCCATATCAATATATTTAGCTTCTTTAACTTCTCTTGAAAAGCTTTCACTGAAAGACCATACGTCAATTTTCATATTTTTCTAATTCCCTTAAGATGTATTGTAATGTTCTGGCTGTATAGGAATATGTAGTTGTTTCGTAATTAGCTATAAAGATAATTACTTTACTATCTTGGTTCAGATTATATTCTTTTAAACGATGAACTAATTCATCTTCAGGAATAATATAATGACTGTGGTGAAACATAAGTTGTTCTTGGTTAGAGAATCCATTTACAGGAATAGCTAGTAATGGAATATCTAAAGCATGAGCCATAAACATAAAGTTATACGCAGCCGATTCATTAACACTTAATTTTTGTGAAAATATCGAAGTGCCTGTATATCCTATAAATGTTTTACAAAGTAAAATGACTAAGTCACAATCTAAAAACTCTTTGTAGTCTATATCTAATGTAGGTATACATGTTGGAGAAATTCCTTGTAAAATTTCTTCAATAGGTGAATATGTCTGAGGATATCTATTATTTACTATTTCACACCCAAATCCTTTAAACTTGCTATGTGAAGCATATTTCTTAATATTCATTAATATTCCTTAAGAAAATCTAAAGCATAGTCTGAATCAGGATATACGTAGTCACCATATTTAATTAAATCCCACAGATTTAGCACATATACTCTAGAATCAGAAGTTAAACCTAAGTCTTTTACTGCCTTTTTTAATGAAGGTAGTGATGTAGTAATTTTAAATAGATTGGTTTCATTTTCTGCATATCGTGCATAAAATTTTTTTGTAGTATGAAAAATAATAGGAATATCTAAGCATTCTGCAATGTGTCTGAATGGATGACCTAACATAGCATTAAAGATTATCTTCCCATTCGGTTTAAGATGAGCTTCTGACATAATGACAAAAGCATCATAGTTCATTAAGTCTGGGTAATCAGTAATAATTGCTCTATCAGCTATTGTTCCTAAATCTTCAGGAAGACTTTGATACAAAAATCTAATAAGGCGAGGTGATTGTGAAAAGAATTTTTTATACATTAGAGTATAACCTTGTTTCACAACACCTTCATCAATACATTCTGCTGTTACATTCATTTGAATTCCTTTAATACTTTATACGTAGCAATACAAATATCTTGCTGATTACCGTTAGGAATATGTGGATTTGTATTTAACAAAAGTACTTTACTCTTTTTAGTCATACCCATTTCTCTGAGTTTATCTTCTAAAAAAGCTACATCAATAATAGGTTGTTTATAATGATAAGATTCTCTGAGAAGGTCTGTTTCAATGTTTTCTGTGTAACTATTATTTATTACAGATATGAAAGGTATTTCTGCGTATTTTGCTATTTCTATATAAGGATTAGCACATTTATCTAATACGAATAATTCACCGCTATCGTTTCTAATTCTTCCTACTAAAACAATACAGTCATAGTTTAAAATAGATTTATACCGGATTGCTCTTGGTACAATTCCCCAAATGCTTAAATCATTTAACCATTCTTCTGTTCTGTTTATAGTACGTTTTAACTGTGGAAAGAACTTTGCATCTAATCCTAATGATGCATAAAGGCGATTATCTACATCAAACTCGTGTATAATAATTTTCATAAAAACTCCATAAAACAAAACAGGCAAAGGACCAACCCTTCACCTGTTTTTTCTTTGTTCCCATTAGGGAACAAAGTGGCATAGCCTAGCTATTCTTTAGATTCTTCAATAGCTTTTTCAATAATAGCTTTAATGATATCTATCACTTCTGATTCAGCTTTTCGTTTGGCTTGTTTTAAGTTTTTAACTTCAGTACCAATGTCTGTTAGGAATTTTTCTGATAGTTCAGATAATTCTTGATATGTACCGAATCTAGTGTAATTTCCACTATACATACCATTCCACATTGATACCATCCAGCGTAACAAATGTTTTGACGCTCCATGTAGAATTCCTAATGCAATCCGGTATTCATCAACAGTATATTGTTCAGGTAACACTGTTTGGATATACTCAGGTAATGCTTCACGTAATTCACGCATAAGGTCATCTAATGATAACAATGTTGTTACTTGGATTAATGGTGATGCAAAGTATGGTGGAACATCATCTAACAATGTTAGAATTTTTTCTGCTACTTGAATTTCTGCATCAGTATACCATTCACGAAATTTTACAGCTTCAATGTCAGTACTATCAGTTTTTTGAATTAATTTACCAAAAAGTGTGAGTTGTACTGGTGTTTCTTCAGCAGTAGGAAGTACTTGTTTAGCAAAGTTTTCAATGTTGATATCAGTCATTTGTTCCATGAGATGAATACCTGATTTAAGCTTTTCTTGTTTAGCAAGTGAGCCAAAGTAATGAGCAATATCTAATGCTGCAGGGCACACAATATCACGTACTGCTTGGAAGTTACCTTCGTTAATAGCTTGTTTAACTTCATCATTCTTATCAAACATAATTTTATAGAATTTAGAAACTTCTTTTTGTTCTGGTTCAGCAGATGCTAAGAAGTCTAACTCTGCTTTTTCTGAGATAGTAAGGTTTGGTTTAGATTTTAATTGCTCTAAACGTGCAATTTGTTCTTGTGTAAGAATCATGGTTAATTTCCTATTAATAGTTAATTGATGCTATTTCTAGCAGTGTCTTCTTCATCTATTAGGGAATAACGAGTTAATCCTAATAGTTTCAGAATTTCTTCTAGTGCAATGAGTTTGTCTGCACTTGCACCGACATAAGGAGTTCCATCAATAGAGTATGCATGAACCTCTTTATGTATGTTTTCTTTTACCTTTACTAAGGTAATGCCTAAGTATCTGACCGTTGGAACAGGTCTTTTATAATCGAATACCATAATGAGTCCTTTAAAAAAAAAGCGTCCCATTAGGGACGCTGATTTTTAGCAAATACCATATTCACTTTCACGAATAAGATTTGCAATCTTATTACGTTGAGATTGTGAAATATGGAGTTGGTGGTTATTAGGAACAAGTTGTTCTGTAATGAACTCTAATACAGTAGATTGGCATAAATCTGCTAAAAGCTCTTTATACCAATAACGAGTATAGTTACAGTAATTTGATTTTGTATAAAAGCAATCATGTACTGTAAGAAGTTCAAAACAACCTTGTTTATGGAGTTTATTAAGTACTTCATAAAGTTTTTCACGATGTTTCTTAGAGAGTTTAAGTAACATACTTAAATCTTTAATTTCATCTGCAATACGGACAGTAAAAAATCCAGTGGTTTCATAATAATAAAGTAAGTCACCAAATGTGCCTAGCTTATCCATTTCTTCTACTGGAATTGCTTCTTTACTGCTTGCTTCCATAGCAGGAGTAATTGTATTTAATAAGAAAAGCAAATAATCGTAGTGACCTTTATCAAAGTTAGCTCTACGCTGCATTTCTCTGCAAATCATACCGTCAATGGCATGAGTCGCATTTGCACAATTACTTACAGAATGTTTTGATGTACCTTCTTCTTTAACTTTAAATTCAATATCTTGTCCATCAATTTGAGCTAGATATGTATTTTGTACTAAATTAGGAAGTACTACATCAAATGCATCAGGAAGACTAAACATATGTTTAGTAACTTCTGGATTCCAAGAATCACACCATAAATTTCTTAGTGAAAACGCACCTGTACAAATGTTTTTATTGGCTTGATAAAAGCACTGTAATTCTTCATCAGTATGTCCAAAATAGTCTTTTGGTCTTTTATTAGAGCCATAATACATTGGCATAATAGCGTCTTTACAGTTATCTCTGGTTTTATCATTGGGTTTATTGTATAAACGTTTAAATTCTTCATATACGATTGTATATGCATCATTACGTTTAGTACCAATAAGCCCTGTAGAAGTTAACCCAGATTTACATGCTGTAAGTGCAGATAAAATTTGAATACCTGAGCAGCATGCATCTAATCCTACTTTATACCCTGAAGGAATACCATTTAAAGTATCTCTATATGCTTGTAATCCACCAAATACTAATGCAGGTGCTTCATCTGATTCATTAGCAATAGCTAACAAATCTTCATTTGAAGAGTCTTTATTAACTCTTGGTTCAATAGTTGAATTAAACCATTCGATACGCTCTTCAAATTGTTTTTTATCTAATCCAAAGTTGTTGGCTACATCTATTTTAAGATAGTCTTTACCTGAATAAGTTTTCATGGGATTTCCTTGTTGTTGAAAGTAGCCAGATTTACTGGCTTAAAAGAAATTGATTTCGTCTGTGATAAGTTCTTTATTATAGAACTCTACACAAGCCTTTTGATAACTGTTGCCTTGTGGATTACACCAATCATGAGTATTCAACATAGTTCGTTACGCTATGTCCGTTTAAGTTTCCAATTTAAATAAGATTGATTTTTTCCTGTTATAATCAATCTAAATCCTGCAACTGGTTTCTTTTTATCGCTAGCATATTTATAAGCCATTTCGTATATAGTTCCTGATACGCATTCAGAAGTAACAGTATTTACCCATTCGTAAGAATCAGCGAATTTGCGTCTTGATGCATATTCTCTATTTCTAGTCTGTGAGTCTAAAGTTTTGCCTAATCTAGGATTTTGTTTTCCTTTATTAGCAATTCTTATCTTTTGTTTAACTTCTTCTGGCATTTTTCTTATATATCCCTGTTTTTCTCGCAGTTTTCTATAAGTTTTTTCTCTTGTAGCTGCTATTTTAGCCATTATCTCTTTACTATGTCTGTGACCTAGTTTAGCTTTCCTAATCTTATCGGAATGCTCTTTAGATTGCTTTTTACCAGTTACATCGAATTTTTTAGAAGTCTGTTTGGCTTGATTATAGAATAATGGGTTAAGAGCTATATCATAAAGATTATGTAAATAAACTTCATGTTCTATAGCTTGTTCCCGTGTTTCAAATACTTTTAGTATTTCTTTTCTAATAATCAAATCATTTGGGGTATATTTGCTTGAGCCTATATACTTAGTATCTTCTTCAGGTAAACATTCAGAAGTTCTAACTCCAATATAGAATTTACCTGTTGAATAATGGATTTTATATGTGTAGTGATACATAATTACCTCTAGTAAGTTAATTTACAAGGTAATTATACACTTAAACTGCTTTATATTTCTATAAAGATTAGACTATCTCTTTACCTTTCTCTATGAGTTAAGGTATCTCCCATTTCGAACCACTTGGTTCTACGCTTTTCAGCTAGTCGTTACACCTTCCTATTTCTAGGCTTGGCTCGGTATTGTCTTCATCATTACATGGTCAGAGTTTCACCGAATTAGAGAGATTTGCTATAAGTATTTCTACTTAAAGGGGCATTAAGTTCACCCGATTGAATAGATACGTCCACGTTTATCATATTTATGTGTATGCCAGAATCTATTACCTTGGTTCACTAGCATTGCAATAAATTTAATAGATAAACGTTCAAACTTTTCAAAAGATTCCAATTTTACTTTGTATTCTTCTGTGAGTTTGTTAGTTTCTTCATCGAATAAGTCTCCCCAACAGTTTCTGATATTTTTTACAACATCAGCATTAATGGTTAATGGGATTTGGTTATATCTATCGAGTATATCTGTAGATAAATTACCTAAATGATGGTTATTGTTTAGAATAAGGCTATCTGAACCAATAGTAAGATAACCACTTCCACGATTGTTTCCTTTATAATTTACTTTTAAAGGTTCTACAATCATTGGTGGCAAAGATTTAAGCTCTTCGATACGAGAAGCTGTTTCCGGATTAACAATATAGTTTCTCCAAATCTTTTGATTACCTTTTATTGGTTCTAAATCTATATAATCTCTTTCACACAGTTCCATAAGAACTTCTGAAATAGTTTGTTTAGATTCGCTGATATTGCCCTTTTCCACTAACATTTCAATAATAGTATCGAAATATACGTGTTCTCGTTCTGCAACAATACCCATAATATCTAATTTTACATTTAGATATTCTTCATCGTCTTTAAACAAATCTTTAAACTCTTCACGAAGAATTTGTCTGATTTGTCGTTTATTGTAGGTATTTTCCCATATACGTTGCGTTTCTATTTTATCGCTAAAGTCTTTATGGGAATGTTTAATAGAATCTATATGACCTAAGTCAAACATGGTTATACCTCCATTAAATTAGATTCAATAAATACTTCTTTTCCTGCAGCGGAGAAGCGGTCTAATTGTTTCATGTTATCTTTTTCTTCACCGATATATAGAACTACATCAAATGAGTCTAAATCAATGAATAATGCACTTTGGATAACTTCTACGGAAATATCATTTTCTTCACCAATGTTTTTTACTACTGGTTCTAAAGGATAATTTCCTTGTACTAACAATGAAGAAATACTTTTAAGATTTAATTCTTCAATGATATCTTTTAGTGCTTTAAAGATAACTTCTTCTGACGCTAATGCTCCAGTAATGAAGATTCTTGGTGCTGTTTTGTAGTCTTTATGAAACGTATTTTTTAGAGATTCTACAGAATCTTTTACTGTTTCTAGTCCACAGTTTGCACCGGTTAATGCTGTATCTACTAAATCTACAGAAGTATCAATTAATGCTTTTGCTAATTTTAATGTATTCATATGTCTATCCTTGCTTAAAAAATAAAGGGGATTTTCATCCCCTGTTTATTAACCTAATAAATTGTCTAACTGAGAATCAGTTGGTAAGCTATTTTGTGAAATTTCACCTTTCACACCTGCTTTAGACAATTCAAATGTAATACGTGGTAATACTTTTGTACCAGTTTCATTTACATTTACTGAGCTACCTTCATCTAAGCCTTCAAAGACTTGTTTTAATTCTGCAATAGCAGCATTACGAATGAGCTGGTGTTTTGCCCATTCTGAATCTTTGCTGATGTTACGAGATTGTTCCATGAATCTATCTAAAGAAACAACAATGCTGTTGTCCATAGATAGACGTACAAATGTACCATCAGCTAAGGTTACACCTAAGTTTAAGAAGAATTTATTGCCTTCTTTTTCAGTTACTTCAGGTTTTGTTTCAGGTTTACGGTATGCCATAATAATTTCTCCATTGAGTTAGTTAGTTGTTGAATAAATATTGAGAACATATGTCCTCACCATAACCAACCCAAACAATAAAGAATGGGATAGATATGGAATAAAGTCTGTCTATATGGAATAAAATAAAAAAGGGAATAAATCCCTTTTTATTATTGGTTCAATAAATCACTGTAATCATACTTACAGCCGTAAACCTCATACGAACTATCTGTACCGTCACATTGTTGTGCGATACCTAGTTCGTAATCAATAGCGTAATTAATACGCTTAACCATATCAGCTTTTGCTGATGCGGTAATTGCGAGCATAATTGCTACTATAGAGATAGCAATTGTATGCCCTAAGCCCAGTTTATTTACTAATTTATTCATATTTACTCCATATCATCTAATACATCGTAGATATCAAAATCATAATCATATGGATATTCCATAATTTCCTCCGAACGGATGTTTATTGTTAATAAAAATAGTTTAATGAAAGGCACTTATATTTGGACAGAACGAACGTTCTATATTGCGTATAAGATAGGAAGGTACGCAGATATGAAGTGCCTTTGGTTAAACCCAACACAACCACACCAAAACTATATAAATACACCACGTTCAGCTAATTTCTTCTTCATAGCTTTTAACGTGCTTATACTGTATTTATTGTATGGTGATAGATTAGTACCAAATATACTATTATAGGTACTAATTAGCCTGTAATTATCCATGTTAGTTCCTTAGACTGATATTAGGTATTTAAATGTAAATACTCTAGTTAGTGTATTAATGTTAATAAATAAAAAGGGGACAAACGTCCCCTTGTATTATAGACCCAATAAAGAGTCTAATTCATTATCACTTGGAAGTGTTCCGCCATTGGTGCTTGCTTTACCACGTTTACGGATACTAAAGCCTAACAATGGTAGCAATTTAGCCATTGTTGGATGCTCCATAAGCTGTTGGAAAGTAACCACTTCCCCTTCGTCCATTTGTTCAGTAATGCTATTTAAAGCATTGATGAATGAGTTACGAATTAACTGAGCTTTACCCCAGTCACTGTCAGTAGTATTGACAGTTTTGGTTTCACCTAGATATTTATCAAGAGAGATTGTTAAGTGATTACCACTGTTTAACGGAACAGACATTCCGTTAGGTAAGTTGAACTCTAAGTTCAAATAGAAGTCATTCACTTCTTTTTCAGTTGCTACAGTTTCTTGTTGTACAGATGGTTTACGATATGCCATTTTGAATACCTCATTTGTTTGTTGAAAGTTATAGTAAACACCATTGTTTACCAACATAACCATACCAATACGATAGTACCCACTTAGATAGAGCTAAATAGACATACGATTTCAAAGCCCCACTTATAACACACTGATTTTATTCTAAAAAATAAGACATTTGATTTTTGTTATTTTTTATGCTACTTTTGCAAGTGCAATTTGCATTGCTTGAAAGCTTGCTTTCAGACAAGCAAATAAACACCGCAAAAGTGTAATATAAACCCTACCTTTTATCTTATCTTTTTATACTCTAAGCTATAAGAGTTAGCCTATAATAAATCACTATTATTTATTTAGATGCATACATTATGCAATGGTATTCATTATTACAGCATAATTATTCACTTTTTATTCACATAAGAGTTATTTATTTATGTATATTTGTATATAAAATTGTATGTATATACAGTGTGTCAGTGTGTACTAGTGTTATTTTGTGTACTATAAATAAAAAAGGGGATTTCTCCCCTTTATTTTATTTGAAGCAATCTTCAACATCAGAGATTACTTTATTAATCTCATCTTCTGAAAGAATACTTTTATCGAATTGTTTCTTAGTACTTTCACGAGCTGAAAGTAATTCTACTTTCAAGTCTTCTTTGAATGTTTCTAATCGTACTGCACGAGCCTTATCTCTAGTACTGGCTTGGAACTGTAGTTCTTTAGACAACATAGTAGCAGAGTTACCGAATAGATCGATAACAGATGATACGCCAGTAGTAGTAGAAGTAAGCATAGATTTGATAGACATAATAAATCTCCATAATAATAATGATAAATGAGCACCATTGCTCAACATAACTAAACCAATATGGAATGAGCTAGCGAATGGAATCCAAAAGAGGTGTAATACGGTAGAAATTCTAATAGGGGGGGGGGATACCAGCAAAGAGGGATGCTGGGCTATATAGGTGTTCTAAATCTGTTTATATATAATATAAATTTCCCTAACCCTAAAAAATAAAAAATCCCTTATATATTTTTAAAATTATATAGATTTCTTTGGTTCAATTTAGTATATTGTATATGCCTCTGGGCAGTTGATTTTCATGAATGAATTTCCTTATATATAACCCCTCTCCACTTTGGAAGAGGGGCTTTTTTTATCATCATTATCGGAGACCGACAGAAAATATATTTATTTTCATGTCCCCGTTAGGGGACAGGTACTTGGTATAAATCTGGTATAGTCTGATATAGATTGTGTTTTTTATAAAGTTGTATTATCCTCTGGTTTCATAATATTAGTATAAGGGGTTAATATGGCTAAATTTAATTTTAAGAAACAAGATGTATCTCTTGTAGATAAAGAGCAACAAAAGGCTGATAAAGCGTTAGCTAGGGGGGACTTTCCTAAAGAAGTAGATGTAGACTTTGATAAGAAAGTGAGTTTATCTATATTGGAAGAACCAGAACCAGAGTTATTATCTGTAGAAGGTTTACAGAAGATTTATCCTAGAAAGGTGAATAGAGAGACTCTGGAAGAATGTGTGAAGATGATGAATGAGTCTATTGTAGGAATGGACTCTGTTATGAGGGAGCATTATAGGGATAATCTAGTAGGGGTTATTGATGTTATTAAGGAAGGGGAACGGATTAAGTTTGCTGATTATGTGAAAGCTGTGAAGTTCTGTTCTTATAAGATGGCAGGGTATACTGATACTAGGGCGTATAGCTTGACCTTTCCTGAGCGTATAGAAAGGATGGCTAGAGAAGGGATTTCTAATGCTAACTTGTATGTATATGCGAATAGTTATGCGAAGAATAAAGTAGTAGTAGAGATTATGGCTAAGCTCATGGTCCCTACGCATATTATGTATCAAGACTATTTCCATATGGCTGTAAAGACTCAAGTAGAGATTATGACTAATAATAAAGTGAGTCCTAAAGTAAGAAGTGATGCAGCAAATAGTTTGATGACGCATTTGAAACAACCTGAGATTAAACAAGCAGAATTGAAAATTTCTACAGAAGATAATGGTGCTATTGGTCATCTTGCTGATGCATTAGCGAGCCTATCTGGGAAGCAGCGTGAGCTGCTGAGCAGTGGGGCGATGCGTCTAAAAGATGTGAGTGAAGCTGTAATTATTGAGGTGGATAATGGATAGAACTGTTGCTGCAAAGACAGTAGAAGAATATCTTAGAGAAGTAGACTATGAAGAGTGGGAGAAGAGTTATGTCCCTACTGAGTTTGCTTTGAAGTATATGAACTTCGTTAAGATGGTGAATGCCGGTAAAGAAGATATTCAGACTTCACCTCTGTTTCACTACCGTATGGTTGAATCTCTTGGTTCAAGTAATATGAGGATTGCTAACTTGTGTTTACGGGGTGCTGGTAAGACTGTAGTGATGGGTGAAATGCTTGTATTATATCTGGCTCTGTTTAATGAACTTCCTCATTTAGGAAAGTGTAATGTTATTATTTATGTAGCAGATAGTATGGAGAATGGTGCTAAATCTCTTCGTACTAACGTAGAAGCAAGATATAACCACTCTGAATTTTTACAACAATACATTCCTGAAGCTAAGTTTACAGATAGTGAGTTAGTGTTTAAGAACATTGAAGGAAAGGAAACCTATGTGAAATTGTTTGGTGCAAGTTCAGGTGTGCGTGGTTTTAAACGTAATGGTGACCGTCCTGTACTAGCTATTCTGGATGACTTGATTTCAGATGAAATGGCTAACTCTAAAGTGCAGCTTGAAAAAGTTTATGACTTAATATACAAAGCTGTCGATAATGCGATGAACCCTAAGAGAAATAAGATTATCTTTTCTGGTACTCCGTTTAATAAAGCAGACCCATTGTATCAAGCGATTGAATCCGGTGCATGGGAAGCAAATGTATATCCAATGTGTACCCACTTTCCTTGTGCTAGAAATGAGTTTAATGGTGCTTGGAAAGAACGTTTCTCTTATGATGAGATGATGGATAAATATGAAAAGGCAGTAAAACTAGGAAGGGTAAAAGCTTTTAACCAAGAGTTGATGCTGCGTATTGCAAGTGATGAAGACCGTGTAATTCTAGATAGTGATATTTCTTGGTTCAAAAGAAAAGAGATACTTGAAAACAAACGAAGATACAACTGGTATATTACTACTGACTTTGCGACAAGTACTCATAGAAAAGCAGACTATACTGTAATTGGTGTATGGGCAGTAGACCACAAACAGAACAGATATTTGGTAGATGGTGCATTAGGAAGATTCTTAATGAATGATACGTTCAATAAGATATTTGAGTTTGTAACAAAGTATAATCCAATGTCAGTAGGTATTGAGGTTACTGGTCAGCAAGGTGGCTTTGTTCCTTTGATTAAGGATGAAATGCTGAGACGTAACATCTGGTTTACAGTAGCAAGAGGAAGAGAAAGTACGAAAGAAGGTATTGCTGTTCGTACAAATAAAATGGATAGATTCCGCTTGACTGAACCAGTGTTTAAGCAAAAGAAATTCTTCTTGCCAGAAGAAATGAAAGATAGTATCTTAATACAAGAACTGCTCGAAGAATTGTCTACTGTAACTATTGATGGTATTAAAGCTGTACATGATGATGCTATTGATATGGTATCACAGCTAGACCAGATGGTTATTGTATATCCTTCAGAGCAACAAGCTAATCTTGGTAAAGGAACTTCACAAGAAATGGACGATATCGACCCATTCTTCAATGAAACCAATACAGGTAGTGATTTAAGAATAAATGATTATTTGGTATAAGTTTTATGGTGAAGTTAAAAGATTTCTTACAATCTATTGCATTAGGTGAATTACAAAGTTCACCTCTTGTTCCAATCGGTGCTTGGGAGTTGAATCCTGATAGAGTGCCGCAAGTGATTCAAGCTTTAAATCAAGGGCTTGAATACTTCTATTCCAATTTTCCTCTAAAGCAAAATGAAGTGATAATTCAGTTGAGGGATGGTATAACTCGATACTATCTCGATGATTTCTATTCTATCCGAAATGGTGGTTACATCATGGATACAGTAGAGAAACCATTCCAAAATGATGTCCTTCATATTTTGTCGGTACACTCTACACAAGGTAGAGAATACGCTATCAATGATGATTATGGTTCGTTCTCAATCCACACTCCAGAATACAACTGTGTTCAAGTCAATGGGAGAACTCCAGAAAATTACTTAGTGATTAAGTATCAGGCAAAACATCCAGAAATTCCACTAACAGAACCAATGAGTAGTGAGTATCCTATATCCATTCCATCTTCATACAGGACAGCTCTACAAACTTATGTTGCTTGCTTGGTGTTGCAGAATATGGGTGGTGAGCATTTACAGGAAAGCAATGCTCTATTTGCTAAGTTTAAAACACTTACAGAAGAGCTTAAATTACAAGGTATTGGTACAGTAACAACAGTAGGTACTAATATTAGACCAAAGTTAAGAGGGTGGTTATAATGTTTCATAGACATCCGCCTATGCACAATCTTAACGAACCAAATCAATTAGTATCACATCAATTTACGCCTGATGCTTTTTCTACGGTTCAGCAAGTGTATTTCCATTTAGGAACTTTAAAGTTTATCGCAGAGAATCTCCGTACTGTTGATACAGTGGGCAGAGAGATGTACAAGTTAGAAGGTCTCAGCAAATATCTTGGTGATATTATGAGAGTATCTGAAGCGTTGAACTCTATTGTTTCTATTCAAAGTAACTTGCCGGTAATCTCTGAATTAGCACCACGTATTGAAGATTTTGTGTGTCAATTAGACGACATTGAAGAAAAGATTCGTCATCATGAAGTATCTTTCAAAGATGCAATGGCGATGATTAACTGCAATGTTAAACAACTAGAAGATATGTATATTCAATATGAATGTGGTTTAACCCGTTTGATTGAAGAATACAAAGCTAGTTTGTGTGAAGACTACACAAGATACAAAAATGATATTGTTGAATATAGCGAGTCAATGCAAAGACAACATGCAGAATTTGAACATGGTATGCGTGTGTTAAGAGATGCTGTTAAAGTACAAGATGAAAATAAACTCTTGTTAGAGCATCTTAAAGCAAGTGATGCAGTGACTAATGCTTTATTCCTTGGTTCAGAAGAAGCCAGTGCTAAGGCACTAAAACAGATTAAAGAATCTGAAAAATGGGGAAATAACGAAGACGTTAATAGACAACGTTTGAATTATAAACTTCCTGCAAATAATGTTCTTAACGTGATGAAGTCTAATCAAGAACGTTTGCTTAAAGAAGGAGCTGCCTAATGTTAAATCGTATTTTAGGTGAATTCCCTATCTTTGCTAAGTTAGCAAAATTAGGTAAAAGAACCAACGTAAAAGGTGAGTATCTTCCTTCTGAATCTCAGCAAGCATTTGCTTTGTCAGACAAAGTTGCGTATGAAACAGGTGCAGAAAAAGTTACCCCTGAATTATTTAATGGTGCATTAAACTTTGTAACAAGTAACATGAGTTATTTGTTCCACAGAGGTGTACCAGAATTTTCATTGAATGTTGCTTATTCAAAAGGTTCTATTGTGACGTATGAAGGTGCATTGTATGTATCTCTTACTGACAATAATGTGAAACATATTTCACAAACTTCTCATTGGGGAAGATTTGTAATTGAACCAAATGCATCACACCACAATGATTATCCTAATGGTAAACCTAAAGATACTAATCCTGTAGGTACAATTCTTACTGTTCCAGTAACTACTAAATTAGATGGTTATATGGACTTTGTAGAAGGTGCTGAATTCAGTCCTGTTATTTATCCAGAGCTATATAAAGTTTTAGGTTCAAATAGATTTGGTACTGGTTCAAACACTAACAAAGAATTACCTATTGGTTCATTGGTTCATATTCTTTCAACCGAATCTATTCCAGATGGTTGGGTAGAATGGAGCATGTATAGTTCTTTAGCCGGTTATCCAGAATTACATCAAGCTCTACTAAGAATGGTAGAACGTTTACCGATTGGTCCTGTTAAACAGGCATGGGTAGAAGCGTTAAAACAATATCGTTTCCCTGAGTTTAGTGTAAGTGGTTTCCATTTAGGTATGAAAGGAACTGTAGGTGATTTTATCCATGATGCAGCTTCTGCAGGTAGCTTAATGAGTTATCCAGTAGTTGTAGATAGTAGCAACACACTAAATCCTCTTGGAGTTTCAAGATGTGCTGTAGACCAACACAAAGAAGTTGTGGGTGCAACCGTATCAGAAAAGTCGTATACGTCCTCAGTTGCCAGCCCACTCGTAGTTGTTGCACACCGTGCAGAACAACACAAAGATGTGGATGCGAAGATGGTTGTAGTATCAGAACCTGTAGCAGAGACTGTTCCGAGAACGCTTTCTACTCGTTTAATCGTAAAAGCTACAAACCAACGTCCATCAAATATTTCAAGTACTCATAAACAGGTAATTAAATATGCAAATTAAACGTCCTGATATCATCAAAGTATTTGGTAAAAATGCAATGCAAGGTGATTACTTACCAGTTAGATTTGGTACTAATGTAGTAGTTCCTAAAGAATCTTTTGAAGATATTGCAAACAAAAACTTTGAATATGGTTTGGAATCACTTGAAGGTGATTTACAACTTAAAGACTTGAATACTGTATTCTTCTATCAAGGTGCTTTATTAAAATACCTATTCCAAAAAGGTATTCCAGAATTCAGTGCTTATGAAAACTATGAAGCTGGTGCAGTGGTTCAAAAAGATGGTGTAGTATGGGCAGCAACAAAAGCTATCGAAGCATCTCTCCATAAAAAAGAAGCTAATCCATGTGACCCATGTGGTTGTAAAGTAGAATGTGAAAATCCAGTATATCCTTCAAAAGAAGCTGGTTGGTGTAAGTTTATTACTTCATGTGAATACGATTTAAAAATCGCTGAACTTGAAGCAAAAGACAAAGCATTACAAAAAGCGATTGATGACCTTAAAGGTGTTGAAGGTTTTGCTGTATTACCAAATGCAGAAACTGGTGCATTAGAACTTCGTTTAGATTTATCCGATGGTTCTAAAGTTACTATCCCTATGACTAAGTTTGGTCATATTAAACAAAATGATGATGGTTCATTATCTATTACTAATGCTGATGGTTCTAAAATTGCATTACCTAAATTTGTTGCAGAAAAAGATTTAGACCAACAAAAAGGTTTTATCTTTAATACTGCTTCAGGTAAATGGGAAGTAGACCTTGCTGACTTAGTAAAAGATGGTTCAGGTTTACAAGTAGACCGTAATGGTAATATTTCTGTTAAACCAGCAGATTTTGTAGATGGTGAAACTCTTCGAGTAAATCCTACTTCAGGTAAAGTAGAAATTGACCCACGCTATACTCGTGACCAACTCGCTGCAGCAAACGGTTATACTGACTCTAAACTTAGTGAGTTAGAAGCTAATGGTGCACGTGTACATGTTACAGGTCCTATCAACGGTAATGGTAAGAAAGATTCCCCATTAGGTTTAAATTTAACAGAAGACTTTGTAGTAGATGCTACTGGTAAACTTGCATTAAATGCAGTAGCTCCACAAAACTTAGGTAATACTTCAATTAGTGATGTTAAATACAAACTAGGTTTCCATACATTTACGGGTCATGTAGATACTATTAATCGTACTGGTTCATTGGGATTGCCTACAAATGTTACAGGTACTGAGCATGAATTACCGATGGCAAATACATGGGAAAGTTATGCAGCTAATCAACAGTATGATTTCAACGGTTATTACATTGCTTCTGGTAATGAACTTAATATTTGGGTAGCTGAAGGCGAAGCAATGTGGGTAATTTCTAATGATTCTGGTGTTAATCCAGATGGTACATTGAAAAACCCTAATGCATGGTATAAATGGCAAAAAATTGATAATGCCGGTGCTGTTACTAACGAAATGATTAAGAAAATGCAAGAGCAAATTAATGCATTAGGTGCATCAAATACTGCTCAAGATTCTGAAATCAATGCGTTAAAAGCTAAAGTACAAGCTTTAGAAGCCAAGAACAATGAAACTTGTAAAATCCCATGTAAAAATGTGGATACAAACTATACCGTTGTAGATACTGATAACACTATCATTACTACAAATACTTCGCCTATTACGATTACATTCCCTAACAACATTCCTGTAGGTAGAATGTTCACCATTATTCAAGCAGGTACTAGTTCAGTTACTCTTGCTAATGGCGGTAATAGAGTATTTGTTAAACCTCGTAATGGTAGTTTGGTTCTTGGCGGTCAAGATGCTGCAGTTACAGTATTGTACGAACTTGGCGGTGTAGTACGTATCTTTGGTGATACCGTTCCTGCATAGGGGGTTATATGCAATGCAATGTAAATTGTGGATGTAGTTACTTAGTGGGAGTGTTTAAAGGTACTAAGAAAAAAGTAGTACCACCTCCACCTCCACCACCTGCTCCAGTACCACCAACACCTGCACGTGAACCAGATAGAATTGAATGGGTTACTAAACGCTATGATATTCCATGTGCAGAAGTAACTTATGAAGTTAAAAAGGTTAATGGTATTGAAACTGGTGAAATGCGAAACACTAAAAACATTACTTCAGATACATATGAAGCAGTGAAAACATATAACTGGTCTCATGGTACTACACGTAAAATTACTACTTTTAAACGATGGTATGTAAATGGTGCTCAAGTATGTGTAGAAAATTTAGGACAACGTACTGAGCATGAACGTAATAATTCAGACTCTAGGGACCATACTTCAAATGACCCAAATAAATCTAACAATTCTTAATGAATTAAAAGACTATTTAAAGTCATATAATGTAGTGTATGTAGGACTTGTTGGTTCTAGGTATTGGAATACTGAGACAGAAAACTCAGATTGGGATTTTGTAGCGATAGTTCATAGTGATGCTGACTTATTTGAAAGTATCAAAGAAGGTAAGCTTAATATACATTTTTGGGGTTATAACAACGTAAGAAATGCTCTTACAGTAAGTAATCCTTTAGCATGGGAATGGACCAATTATTCATTCCCTGTGTATGGTGAAAGGCTTGATATGAACTTCTTAGTAGATAAGGATAGACTGGTTCAAAGAATTAAAGAGAATACCTCTAAAGAATTTGATGGACAGCAACTATCTTATAAACAATCTAACTGGAAGAAACGTTACGAATATTTTGTGAAATTATTAGAAGGTAATTATGCAATTTTTTAAATTTAAAGATGCAATTCGTTCTTGGTCTAACTGGGTATTAGCAGGTGTTGTTGTTACCCCTATCCTTGATGCGAATGTGCAAGCGGTAGCTGATTTACTACCTGAACAGTGGAAACATTGGTTTATTACTGGTTTAGGTTTAGTTGGATTAGTTGTACGTCAAATTAAACAAAAGTAAGGAGAACTTATGTCTTGTTGTGTTCCTTGCAAAACCGAAACTGTTTATGAAAATCGTAAACAGGAAAAGAAAGAAGTGGAAGAATGTAAAAAACGTTTGGAAGCTACTGAAGAAGAGCTTAAGAAAGCTCAGGCTGAAGCTCAAGCAGCAAAAGATAAGTTAGATGAGCTTAATGCTAAATCTCATTGCTGCCCTACTGTAGATATTGAATCTATCAGTAAAGTAGGTAATGAAGCTTTAGTAACATTCAGTGATGGTACTTATATGACAGTACCACTTGAATTTACTCATGGTTTGGATGCAGAAAAACCTCTTAGCATTATGGCTAAATTATCTAAGCGTATTGACGATTTAGATGATGCAGTTAAAGGTTTATCAGATAAACTAGATGCTCAATCAAAATTGTTTGTTAAACTAACTGATTTAGTTAAAATTAACAGTTGTGGTGAAGAAGCTCCATTCTTAGGTGTAGATGTTAAAGTTGCAAAAGAGGTAGCTGATGAAAACAGTTAATCTAAATATTAATGGTTGTTTACCTCAAGTACATGATGGTCGTGATGGTGTAGATGGTAAATCTGCTTATCAACAATGGTTAGACTTAGGTAACAAAGGTACAGAAGCAGATTTCATTAAATCTCTTAAAGGTGCTGATGGTATTATCGGTAAAGATGGTGCTGAAGGTCCTAAAGGGGATAAAGGTGAAAAAGGTGATAAAGGCGACAAGGGTGATACCGGTGAACAAGGTCCTATTGGTCCACAAGGTTTACAAGGTGAAGTAGGTCCTCAAGGTCCTCAAGGTGTTGAAGGTCCGAAAGGTGAACGTGGTGACATGGGTATCCGTGGTCCTGTTGGTCCTGCTGGTAGTGTAGGTAAGTCTGCTTATCAATCTTGGTTAGATAATGGTAATACAGGGACTGAAGCAGATTTCCTAAATTCATTAAAAGGACCAAAAGGTGATTCAGGTGAATCCGGTAACACAGGTGATTTCTGTACTGCATTCGATGCTCTTCCTGAAGTAGCATGGAAAAAAGGTACTACCATTATTGCAAAACAAGATGGTGCATGTGTACGTTTAGCAGCATTAGATTCTATCTTCCAAGAAATCGGTGTAGGTATTACTACAGACCAAACCAATGGATTTGTAGATGATAATTATCGAGTGGTTGTAACTGTATCTAATACTGGTGAAGGTAAGAACGAATTAACAAATTTAAATATCGTAGGTCCAGCAAATACTGAAGATTACGAGATTAAAGATGTGAGCTTTACTAAATCTGAAGCAGATGAAGTTGAACAAGTCGATAATTTAACTTATAACATTCATGGGCTTAAAAAAGGCGGTACTGTTAAAGTTAAATATACTGTAGTTCCAAAAGTAAAAGGTACATTCCAATTTACTGCTGCAGTGAACCCTAATTCTGCATTAGATAAAGATTTGGGTAATAATAATGCAACTATCATTTTAAAAGCTGATACTAAAACAAAAACAGTTGAAGTTGGAGAAAGCTGTCCAGCAATCACCTTAACAGAGAAAGACTCTAATACAGTGTTAGCACAAGTTGAAGGGTCTTTGGGTACTAGTAATGGGCTTGTACAACTAGCACTTGAGTACAGAGATATTGGTAGATTAAAAACCATTAATATGTTCACAGCACGTAATACTTTAAAAGGATTAGTATTGTCTAGTAGCACAGAAGTTACAGCTATTACCAACGGTGCTAAAGGTTCTGAAACCAATCGGAAATATGGGATTGGTTCTGATAATGGTTCTTTCTACTCTAACCTAGTAAATAGTGTAGGTACTGGTAGTGGAACAACTTCGATTTTAAATCCTACAGCAGTACATGCTATTACAACAAACTCTGTAAGTGTTAGTGGTACTGAGATTACTGTTACAGAAGATGTGACAGAACTATTACTATTGGTTCGTCCTCGTGGTGCTGAGTGTTATTGGCAAGCTTATTTATTGCTATCTAATACTGATTCTACTGTTGAAAAAATTAACGTTACAAACTTAACCGGTTGTACACTTTCTATTGCAAAAGTACCGAAAAGTAAATCGTTTGTAACTAATCAGTTGAATATAGTAGGTACAGGTTTGACAGATTTTTCAGTAGTTGTGGATGGTTATGTAGAAAAACAAATTGTTACTGTTAAAAAGGGTACTGCAGCAACTGCAACTCTTGATTACGGTAACTTAACAAAATTCTACTCATCAGGTCTTGTAGAAATTACAGCAAATAGCTTAACAGTATCTACAGAAGCAACACCATCTGATAGTATCCGTTCAACCTACTTAGATGTAATCATTGAGGAATAATTATGGCATATACTCAATCAAGTTGTGGATGTACTAAACCAGAAGAAACAGGTAACCGTTGCTCTTTACGCAAGATTAAAAGTATTGCGAAATCAGGTGACTACGTTATTGTTACATTTGACGACTGTACATTCTTAAAAGCTAGTTTCAATGTAGTAGATGATACTTTTGGAGGTACTACTTTACCTAAACTTCCAGAAACAGATACTGAATTGAAAAAAGAAGTTGATAGCTTAAAAACCAAAGTTGATAAGCTTGGTTCAAAAGAGGACAAAGATACTGTTTATGATGATTCTGCTTTAGTTAAACGTATTGAAACGTTAGAAGCTAAAGAAGATAAAGATACAATCTTTGACCCAACAGAATTAGTAGAACGTACTGCTAAAGTAGAAGCTCGTGTTCAAGCTTTAGAAGATACGCCTGCTGGTGATAAAGTAGATACTACTCAATTTGTTCGTAAAGACGAATTAGTAGATGTACAAGACTTTGAAGGTAACACTTCATTCCGTGCTATTCCACCTATTCCACGTAGACCGGAAGCAGCATAATCTCGTAGCCCATTAGGGCTACTTAACTTAATCTAAAATAGGAAAAAACAAATGGCAGTTATTCAACTAATGCATAAAAATGAAGTTGGTAAAACAACTGAGGTAGTAGACGGTCACGTTGAAATTAAGATTAACAACGAAGGTAACGTTAAATTTGAACGTACTGAAACTGGTTTAAAAGGTGAAGTTGCTTTACCTGAAGCCAAAGTTGTAATTACTAAAGTAGAAATCGTAGATGGTAAAATTAAAGTTACTAAATCTGATGAAACTACTGAAGAATTACCATTACCAGCTCAAGCTGTTGATGTTAAATTACAAGGTGCTGAATTAACCGAAGATAACAAGTTAAAACTAACGTTATCTAACGGTGACATTCTTGAAGCAGATTTAGCTAAATTTGTAGATGCTCCAAAAGCTGCTGCAGATTACTGGACTGAAATCAAAGCATTACCTGATTTCAAAGCTACTGTTGTTGAATTAATTAAATTACCTGAAGTTAAAGCAGCATTGCTTGAAGTTCTTAAAGGTGATGAAGTACAAAATCTTAGCGGTGAGACTAAAGGCTACTTACTTGCTAAATAATCTAATATGGGGGAGCAATCCCCCTTTGGAGTATAAATGAAAGTAGTACAAGACCTAGACTTACATGATGAAGATTTTATTGTTGAGAACAATAAAGTACGTACTCGTAAAGTAGTTAAAAGTTATAAATTAGACTTTGCAGTAGGTAAAGATATCGTTACAACAAATAACCCTGTGGATTATGACAAGCAGGAACGCAGACAGCTTACTGTTATGGATGGTATGGGTAAAATCCACATAGACATTAAAATGGTTAAAACTATTGGTCCTCGTCAAATGTTGCTTAAATTGCCACCTGATGCACCTAAGAACTTAGAGTTGATTGAAACTCAACTATGGGATGGTACTTCAGTGTGGTTGGATAAAGGAAGTCCATGGGTTATGGGTAATGGTCTAAAAGCAGGTCAAAGATATATTTTTGATTTAATAGGATTCTTCGGATAATGAAAGTAGCAGAAATCTCAGAACTTCACCCTTCAGATTTTACAGTAGAAGATGGTAAGGTTCGTGTACTTAAAGCATATAACTGGTATATGGCAGAGTTTGCTTTAGACAAAGAATTTATGACTACTGAAAATCCAAGGGCATACCTAGACCCTCAGTATAGAATGTTATCTGTGTTAGATGGTACAGGTAAAACACATTTAGAATTTAAGGTACTTAAAGATATTCCTGATGGTTCAGTAATCTTTAAACTACCTGAAGACGCACCGAATAATCTAGACAAAGCAAGTGCTCAAACTTGGGATGGTGGATTAATTTGGTATAACAGTAATAACCGAAATATCTATGGTAAAGGTCTTAGAGCTGGACGTTCTTATGCTATAGATTTAATAGGATTTTTTGGAGATTAATATATGGCAGAAAAAATTGTATTTGGTGCTGATATTGATAACGTAACCATTAAAAATGTTAATGGTGTATTAGTAGCTGTAGGTGGTACAGAAGCTGCTGAAGATGAAGTAGAAACTCTTTCTGCTTATACATCCCCAGTAGAAGATGATGAACACTATGTAGAAACTACACGTCAATGGTTACGCCATAAACCTACACAAATGATGTGGGAAGCTAAGAAAATAGAACGTAAACCTCGTTCAGCACCTGTAAATGAGAGTCTTACTGACCCTATTACTGCAGATGTTACTATAGAAGGCAGTACTATTAAAGTGGTTCCTCATAATATCTATAATAAATCTACTATAGATGGGCATGATGTATCTTTAAGTACATTAGAGGGTTTTGAACAATATTTTAGTAAATCAAATTACTCAAATGCTAAAGCTTTCAATGAAGCTCATGCAGGTAAAACTTTTAAAGTAACTACGTTTCAACGCTTTGCTAAAGCTGGTGGGCACCCTTTAGTTAAACCTACTGAGTTTCAAGTAGCATATCCTACACTTCCATATTTAGAAGGTACAGCTAAAGTAGATATGGAACATTCCGCATACTTAATAGTTGCAGAACTTAGATATAGTGCTATTGCAGCGACTAACCCTGAAGTTAATTCGAACCCAGCTTTTTATAATGATTTACAGAATGCAATTTCTAATTTAGATGTTAGTAATATCAAAATGCGGTATGAATTGCTTACATCTGAGGGAAATACTTTGACCGGTGAAGTTAGTGTCGATGCTGATACTTATAGAGCTAATGGTGGTAATCTAGTTGTATATAGAAATAATGTTCCTGATTATATTAATCATAGTATTAAGCATGAAAAATGGTCTCTTGACCCTATTACATTAGAAGGCTTCTACACTAAGTTTCGGGTCACATTTGAACCTTATGAAGGTACTAATAACTTCTAGGGAGTAACCTATGAAAATCCTAAAATGGCTATACGGAGTTGATACACGCAATGTACGTATCTATAACTTAGGATTCCATTCTATATGGTTCATGCTCTGTGTGAGCCATATCTTTGGAATCATTGAGGTAGACCTACCTAATACATTTGAACCAAAATTTACTACGGTGGTTTGGTTGTTATTAGCTTGTCTACTTACCAGTGTTGTAAGTATTGCTCCGGTTTCTTACTGTAAGAATCGAGATTTATATAAATATATTTT